CCGAGCTGGCAGCGTTTGATGCCTGCGGCGAGGGTGCGTTGCAGGGGCGTTGTGCCCCAGTCGTCATTCTGTAGTGACATGTGATGTGTCCTGTGGTTGTGCGCCGGTCAGGGCGCGGTTGTTGTTGACTGCGTTTGCAGATTAGCAGGCGCACCGAAACGAGCGCGGCGGGTCATTCACCTTGCGCCCAGTAAAGCGTTCGTAGTGCGCCCAAAACTCGTCGTTCGGCTCAAGCCCGTCGCCGCATTCAAGGTCAGTGCCGAAGCATCCGTGCTCGGCGCAAGCAATCAAGTGCTCAAAGCGCGTGCCTTCTTCCGGTTCATAGCTAAACAGGCGATGGGCGAAATCATCCAGCCACTTGCGCGATGCTTCCCGTGCGTCGTCGTTTGGCGTTTGTACAAACGCCGGATGCGTCCAATCATGGCGCAGGCTGGTGATGGTCTGCGGGTAAAGGCACAGCCAGAACACGTCGCCGGGTTGTGCGGTATGCGCCAAGAACGGGTCAACGATGCCGATGCAAGCCTCGTCAGCTTCAGCACCGCGCACAGAGCGCACTACGCCGGGCTTTACGAGGACGACGTGCTGGCCAGGATAAAGGCGCTCGTCGGAGGTAACAGGCGCGATGGCAATGTGGATGGCGTCACGCTGAGCCGAAGCGGGCGCAAGTGTGCCGAGTTTGATGTCGCTCATAGGTCAGGGCGCCGTTTGAGCGGGCGCGGGTGCGTCCGCCATTTCTACCCAGCAACAACCCTCCGCTTCATCGCAGAGGTGCTGGTAAATCTTGCCGCATGAGCAGGTCCAGCGGTCGCCGGTGACGCGGTAGCCGGACATGGCCCAGCGGCTCTGCCGAATCAGTATGTCGCAGTTATGTCGCTTTTCGCCAATACGCTTGGGTTCTTGTGCGTTCATGCGCTCGGTGCGGTTTGCGCCGTGGACGGCGCGGGCGCGTCCGGCAAAAAGTATTTGTCCCAATAAGCCCGCACAACGCCGTCAACGCGCTCGCTAATGAGAATTTCCTGCCCGGTAAGATGCTGGCAGCGCGAGCCGCAGTTGACGGTGTCGCTGGTTTTGAAGTTGATGTACACCTGGTTCGCGAAGTTGCGCCACACATAGCCGAGGCTGGAGCAACGGCTGGCGACGATGGCGCGAACCTTGCCCGTAAGTGCGATATCCTGGGCGGCGACCTCTTGCTGCCCTTTGCGCTCGATATACTTCTCGCGTACGTGTCCAAGCAAAACGCACTCGTCCGCGGCCTTGCAGAACAGCCAGAGCGTTTCGCCCATTGCTTCGCGCAAGCGACCGTAGCCCGCGCCCTGCGGCAGTTCCACAATGGACGTGCCTTGGAAGTCCTTACCGAGCACGCTTTTCTTGTACTGGGCGAGCGCGTAGGGATCGCAGAGCGCTTCGACCTCGTCGATGGTGTCGATGACGAGGCGGCGGCAGGCGGGAGTGCCCGCTTCACGCAACGCGATGAGCTTCGCCAGAACCGCCTGAAGATGCGCCATGTCGCGTATGTTGATCTTGCGCGCGGTGACGAAATCGGCGCCGGCAGGCTCCAGTTCGAGAATGAGCGAGTCGGGCAACAAGGCGGCGATCGTGGTTTTGCCGCCCTTGGGCGGGCCGTAGAGGAGAGAGAGTTGCGGGTTGCGGCGCGACGGCGGAACGGGCGCGGTCGGAATGTTGATGGGGTCGCTCATGGTGCCGCCTCCCTACGCCCTGCCGCTGCGAGGCGGTCGGCGAGCCGTGCTTTGACCAAGTCGCGCAGTTGACGCTCGCGGTTCTCGGCTTCGACACGCAGCAATTGATTCATCCACTCGCGACACACGTCGCACAGTTTGTTTTCAGCGGCGATGCGCTCCATGTGGAGTTCGTTGAGCACGCCTTCGGCTTCAAGCAGTTCGGCGTCAGTCATGGTGTCCCCTCGGGTTGTGCGCCGTCGCGGGCGCGTTCGCGTTGCTTGGCGGCTTCGGCATCTTCAAATTCGTCAGTGGCGAGCTTCAGCGGGCGGTCGCTGGGCGGCAGTACACAAACACCAATGTACTCGCAGCACCCGAAAGTATGGCGGCAACAACCAAGTTCAGCGCACGCCATCGGCCACGAGTCATGGTCCTGCGGGTCGCGTTCAAGAATCTCGCGGGCCTTGCGAAGCGTATGACGACGCCACTCGTCAACACGGTCCTGCGGGAAGAACAGTCCGCCGTCCTTGGGAAAGGCGTAGGCGACGCCGGTCTTGCTCGGCTTGCGCATGATAATGCGAACAGGTTGAACGCCAGCGACGGACTTGTTGGGATGCTGCACCTGCCACGAATAGATATAGCCCATGAACTGGCCGCTATTCTGCATCGCTTTGATTTGGGCGTCCTCGTCGCGGCTGCTACTTTTCCAATCGACTATCCAGCGACGGCCGTCTTGGTCAACGCCAACGAGGTCGCGGCGAAACTCCCACATAATACGGGCGGGCACTAAATCAGCGCAACCCATGTCCTGCGGTTTTCGGGCTACGTGGACAATGCCAAGCTCGACGACGCCCTGTTGTTCCACTTCCTCAATGGTCCAGCCAGTGAACGTGCTCGCATGCTCCGCGCGGAAAGCCGCGAGCGCATCCTTCAAATATGGCGCGGTCCTATACTCTTTCTCGCTCGCCGCAATGGGCGTCTCAGCCAGCACCGCGTCAATCGCCGCTTCCTGCGCCGCCACGTCCTTGCCGGTTTGGAGCGCATGCAACGCTCCGTGGATGGCGGTGCCAGCGATGAGGCCGCTGGAGGTGCGCACCGGACGGCGGTCGAGTACCTTGTACATTCTGTACGCGGCAGGGCAGCGCGAGTACATGCCTAGCGACGAGGAGGAGAGCGTCAGCGTTGTCATGCGACCACCGACCTTTCGCCTGCCGCATGGGCGCGGCGTTCTTCGACCAGGGCGGCGATGGCGGCTGCGGCGATGCCCGTGCTGCCCAGCAAAGCATTGCGCTTGTTCGCTGGCGCACTCGCTTCAAGCAAGCAACAGATCGCGTGGACAAGCTGCGGGCCGCTGAGGCTCGTGGGTACGGCCTCCTCAATGAGTTGAATTGCGCCTTGGGCAAGAGCGATGCCGTCGAGGTCTTTTTGGGTGAGGAGGGTCACGCTTTGCCTTTGATGATGCGGTTCAGGGCGCGAAGGATGTTGCGCTTGGGCGTTTGCACAAAGGCGCGTCCGACTGCTCTAAGACGGTCATTGATGCGATAGGTCGGCATACCGAACAAATTGGCCAAGTCTGTTTCAAGCGCGTTGAAGTGAGGCGTGTATCGCGGAATCTTTTGCAACGCTGCAATGTGCCCAACCGCACAATGACGCCCGCGCAAGTCGTCGTAATCGCCAACGCACCATTGACTGGACGGGATGCGTTTGAGCCGTTCAGCGTATTGCTTCGCCGCGTGTACTTTTAGTGGGTCGGTTTTCATGGCGTCATCTTCGCCGACCGCGCCAGCGTCCGTTCAATCTCCTCGTGCGTCACGACGAGGCCGTAGTGGACGGCGAGCCGGTGCGCGGCCAACTCGAACAGCGTCGCCGTCGCGATGCCGGGAAAGCCCTGCTCGTGGTTGCGCACCACGGTTTCGATCAACTCGCTGCGGTCGGTGGCGGTCATATTCAAAAAGGGGGTTCGTCGTCGCCCACGTCAGGCTGTGCCGGTGCCTGCGCGGGTTGCGGCATGGCCTTCGCGCCAGCCAGCGCCATCTCGATTTGCGCCCGCAGCCACGGCTTGGGCGGCGGGTCGCTGCGGTCAAGGAGAAAGCGCAGGTACTGTGCGTCCTCACGTGCAATGCGCGACAACGGCCACGCGCTCTTGGGCGATGATGGCCCGTACTTTGAGCCGTACGGCATCGTCGGGTCTTTGAAGCGCGGCTCTGTCGGCGTCGAAGCCGACACGGGCGCAGCGGTCACTTGCTTGATGCTGCTGGGGTTCGCCGCGAGTGCGTCGTCAATCTCACGCCGCGTGCAGCCGAGCGAGCGGAACTCGCGCAGCGCGGCCTGGGCGTCGTCGTCGCTCACGTCAGACGAGGTGACGCGGCGAAACAAGGCAGCGAGCTTGGAGCGGAGGTCGGTCATGGCGCGGGTGTTGCGGGGGCTTTGTGCAATCGCACAGCATCAGCTTCCGCTTTCGCTTCTGCTTCCTTTTTCGCTCGGGCATCCCTTCGCGCACGATGCTCCTCAGCCTGTTTCATCGCGTAGTCAAAAGCAGTTTCAGTGCGCTTTTCTTCATCGCCGTCAATCTCCTCTAGGATGTCATAGGCGTTTTGTACCGCAGTTTCAACTTCGATGGGATTTTCGGGATGTGCCCATTGCCCGCCTACAATCGAAGCAGCCATTAACGCTAACAATTCTCGGTCTCTCATCGTTTGCTCGCTTTCTCTGGTTCAGGTTCAATCACGAACAGTTCGTCCAGCGACACACCGCTCTTATGCGAAATCTGCGCAGCGGTATCCAATGTCATGCCGCCTGCGTCCTTCTTCGACATGAAGCGGTAAAGTATCGTCGGATGAATCCCCCATTTGTCGGCAGCCGCGTTTACCGAACCGTGAACGCGCTCGACAAGCAGGGTGAACTTTTCAGAAGGGCGAACGTTCATGTTTCGCGCAAATTACACACGACGCGAAAATGTGTCAACACTTTTTTAATTGACGCTATACACAGCCTATTTAAGCTGTCGTTGTGCCTGCCGCTATTTTCAAACCGGGCCTCTCTGGCGCAACGCTGGACGAGGCGTTGGAAACGTGCGGCGAGAGTCCACCAGTCCTTATTGACCAACTCATCAGCGACAATTCCACGGTGATGCTTTCAGGCGATGGCGACACCGGGAAAAGCATCATCAGCCTTTGTGTCGCGGCGGCCGCCAGCAGCGGGCTTCCAGTTTGGGGCCAGTTCGATTGCCGAACGCCACTGAAGATTTATTACCTTGTCGGCGAGCGCAACGCCCGAGAGTCCTTAATTCGCCTGCGCCAGATGCGAGCCAAGTTGCCGTTGAACAAAGAGAACTTTTCCATCAACGGCAGCTTGGTAGGAACCATCGACTTGAGCAGCGACATCTACGTCGCCAGCTTCATCGACTTTCTGAAGAAGGATTGCCCCGGCCTGCAACTGCTATTTCTTGAGCCGATCTACGCGATGGTCCCCGTTTGGGACGAGCGGCATGTTCTCGCTTTGGTTCGTAACCTTACGCTCATCAAGGCCCAACTGAATTGCGCCGTTTGGCTCACCCACCACAACACCAAATCCATTGTCAGCACTTGGGGGAGCGAGAAGCAACGCGCAAACGCTTACTATGGACCTGTTTGGCTGTACAACCACGTCGAGGGGCAATACAGCGTCACCAAAACCGGGGACAACACCCGCAAGTTGACGATGCAGAAGGACACAAATCGAATCATGCTCTCCGAAATCCCGCTCGTTTACGACTCCTCGACATGCACGGTCGAGATGGACCCCAACGACCTGCTGGCGCCGCTCAAGGTACGGGATCGCATGTATGTCTTCCTGCGACGGTGCGAGAACGAGAACCGCGGCTTTACCTTGAATGAAATCATGCTCCAAACTTGTGTGTCCCGCGCTACCTTCTTTCGCATCTGCGATCTGCCTCCGTGGAACGGCAGAATCAGCAACACAAACGCGCCCGGAAAAGAGGCTTTTTACACCATCGCGCCACGGTGAATTTTCCCATTTTCGGGACGCTGTAAGTCATTGATGCCGTAGTGAGACACCCCCCCTTTTTTCAATTTTGCTCAGCAAAACGCGAAATTCGCGTCGTTTTTGGGGTGTCTCAGCCTCTTGTGCATTGCATCGGTGAGACACCCCTGCGATTGTTCGCAACTTGCGTTGGTTATAGGCGCTTGCAAAGTGCCTCTAGGGTGTCTCACGTTTTTTACTCTGTATTACCACCATACGGTGATACAGGTAGAGAAAGATACTGGTCGCCGCTTGCGCGCCGCCTCTCAAATCGCGCTTGCCGCAACTGCGAATTCTCCTGCCTCAACCGCTCGCATTCCCAGCGCCACCGTTCGCACTCAGCCGCCAGCCAAAGCAGCGTGCTCCGGTGCGCCTCCAGGACCACTTGCAGGCGAAACGCGGGCTGTTGTAGCTGGCGCTCGGTCATTGGGCGCAAGGCTACCATGTCGCGTGGCCTCGTCAACGGGGCGCAGGTGCTGACTTGCGCCGTTGCAGGCCCGTCAGCGTCACCAACTTGGCAAGGTTCGCGTCTGTCCAGTCGCAATAGAAGTTCGCTTCCCGATCGCCGACGGCCTTAGCACGCAGCCAATCGCCAGCTTCGCGGCATTTGCGAATGAATTGCGAGCCTGTCACCGTCAGCCCCAACTTACCCACTCCAAACTCCCATATCTGGCTCCTGTGTCCTCTCCCATCGACGAACCAGCCGTCCTCATGGCGGCGTAGGCGATACTTTTGGGCCAGTGTAACGAGCAATTCCCGGTTTTCGGGCAATACGCCAAGCGTTTCGCCCGTCAGCACCTTCCGCGACTCAATTACCGGCCCTACAAGTAAAGCACCGTTGGTCATGTATTTTGAATTCATGCTGTAAAGATTATTGGTTGACAGTGGTGCGGTCAAGCTGTATTGTGCGCGGTATGCAGCGACCTAGACGCAGCAACCAATCAACCCAACACCTTATGAGCGCCGCCTTTGCGCAACCTGGACCTAACAGGGTCGATGGCTGGTGCGGCTGTTACCGCACGCGCTCGCCAAATTGCCGCCGTGCCCCGGCAGCGCCCTGCTGCTATCTAGGCGGGGTGCGGCGGCGCTAACGTATGCAAGGACTTATGAATGCGAAGTATCCGATAAAAGCACCGCAAGATTTCACTATAGAATGCGGGTGCCAGGTGCGATTCGATAACGACGGTTATGTGCGGCTCGCACAGTGCCCAATGCACACAATGGCCGCTGATTTGCACGATGTTCTTAAAACGATTGTGGATAAGTCGTACCTACGTCCCGGTAAACACGAGGATTGTCACGTCCACCCTGAATTGATTGAGGCGGGGCGAAGGGTGTTGGACGCAATCAAGCTCACATCTCCGCTCGCCGTCCCTGCCGAAAAGGGGGCACAATGACCTTGCAAGCCTTCATTCGCGACAATCCCGCCGAACTGGACGCCGCAATTGGCCGCGTCCTTGGTCACGTACCACGCACCGCAAGCTGCGATTGCCCGCGCTCAGGCACAGACCACTACCACGAGCCGCCGCGCCTCAGCGACGCAGACAGGCGCGATTGGATACTCAATGACGCTGGCCTTTATCGCCATTGCGTCAACGCGACTCAAACCGTCCGAGGTAAAGGCGCTGGATCGCTTCGCCAAGCGCCAAGGGCTAAACCGAGCCGCGCTTATCGCCGAAGTGCTGCGAATCGCGCTAAAAACCATGCGCCAGCGCACTTGACGCCCGCCCGCCTCGGTGCGCTTTACGCACCGGGGTAGCATTCGCCCCGTAAGCCACGCAAGCCGCGTTTACTGCTCAGACCACCATACGACAGCGGAAACCCGCTCCCGATGGCTTACGGGGTTGTCACGGGCACCAAAATCTCATGGTAACGGCGTTCTGACCTGTCTGCTGAGACACACGCCCAGCTATAAGAGCTGAAATCCTCGTTTCCGGCCAATACTTCGCGCTCTGGATAGTCCCGACCCATGATCCGCTCTGGCGGACGCGCTCGCACTTGATAGACCTCCCAATAAGCGCTGTGCGCCGCCTTGTACATCACCGCGGCACCGTCTCGTTTGACCAGCATCATCAGATGACCCGCCTGCTTGTAACTGTCAGGGATTGTTTGCATGGCGCAACGATACCAGAACCACGCAAGCCGTCAACCAACGCACTTGACACGCTCGACGCTTCGTGTATCTTACCCGCGTGCAACGTCAACCTGCACCAACCAACAACGCCCGCTTTGCCGTGCGGCGCCTGCGTCTGGGCGTGGCCTCCACGCTCAGGTTGACCGCGGGCTGTCGCGCGGCTCTCACTAAACCGTATACAAACCAACGAAACCCAAGCCCCGTCAACATCCACGCCAGCAACCGCTCAAACCGTTGTGCTCCTCAGCAAAGAGCATGACATTACCGCGTTTGCGTCAGATGATCCCAGTCGCTTTGTCATTCAAGGTATCCACTACAACGCGACGGCTGGCTGTGTCGAAGCAACCAACGGCAGGCAGCTTATTCGCGTGCCTGTCGAGCGGTCCGAGGACTTCCCGCCAGTGTCAGGTGCGTTTACGCCTGCTTCTGACGTGATTATCCCATCAGCGCCGTATAAAAAGGCGCTGGCTGGCATTCCCCGGTCAAAGACATTGCCGATCATTGAGAACGTCGCCTTGTCCGCCGTCAACGGCTCGAAGGTGCGACTGACAACCAATGACTTAGACAACGAGAACAGCGTAGTTGCCAAGGCCATCGAAGGCAATTACCCCCGGCTGGACCTTGTTATTCCCACAAAACCGCCCGTGTTCACAATCGCCTTGTCAGCTTACGAACTGCGAATCATCGCCGACTACTTCGCCCGGCACAGCGACGCCACAGCCGCCGTTACCTTCCAATTCACTGCCGACACCGAACCCGTTCGCTTCGCTGGCACCTTGGCCAGCGGCAAACGCGCTACTGGCGTGCTCATGCCGTGCCGCCTAACCCAGCATCCCAGCTATCCTCGCCATTGACGCCCCTCCCTCCCTTGGCGTATCGTCCGCCCAATGAGCGCCGTTGCCGAATGCGTAGCTGATCCGCCCGCCTTACGTCCATCCAGACCGCCCGGCCCGCGCTCTGGCGTCCATCGCCTCTCCGCACTCACTCAAGCCATGGACCTGAAAGACGTTGCCTACCGCGATGGCACGGCCGACTCAACCCCCGTTCATATCAAAGCCGCCCTAATGCGTGCTTGGGTTGACCTACAAGAAATGGCGATGGCATTGCGCGGCCAGGGTAAGCCGAAACCAGTCGAGGCGCGCAACGCAGTTCGCAAGGTTCGCGGGTCGCAGAGTGTCGCGCCGATAGCGCCGGCAGTCGCGTCTAGTAACGCAGTTGACAAGAGCGCGTGATAGTGTAGGCTACGGGCGTCGAAGGTCAAAGTTCGATGAACCGTCACGCAAAATTTGCCGCTGATCTGTGCGCCTCACGTAGCGCCCGCTCCGTGAACTTTGACCGCGCGGGTCGGCGGCTTCCTTCATTACACAATGAACCCACACAATACGGATGTTCACTCGATTCGCTACAGCGACGAAGTGAAACGTGAAGCCGTGGCGCGATTGCGAAACGGCGAGAGTTACAAAGCAGTCGCAGCGTCCATCGGTTGTCACACCAGCAACCTCTCAATATGGAAACGCAACGTCGAAGGCACAACGCCAGTGAAACGCGCTCACGGTTGCCCGCATTGCGCGGACCTTATCGCGGCGTTGCGCCTGGTGCTCGCAAGCGCCGATGGCTCGCACGCGCTCCGGGCCAGCGTTAATCAAATCGCGGAGCAGGCCATTGCTCGCGCCACACACAGCGACAAGGAGGCTGCGTTATGAACGCCGCGTTAATTGAGATTGGCCCGAACCTGGTCGCTGCGCTCAATGAGCTGTATCCTGAATCGTCGCCGGTTGAGCAAATAGAGTTGCTGCTGTGTGAACACGATTTGCAGGCGCAAGCCGAAGTCACGGCCCTGCGCGCCGAACTATCCGCGCTCGCCGCAAAACTAGACGCGACGCGCGCCGCTTGTGAAGCGGTGTTAGCGTTCTCGCGCACCTACGACAATCTGCTAGGCCACATACCCAACGCCGACCAGACTCGCCTTGTGCGGCAACTGCGCGCCGCCCTCGCCTAACCCTCACCGCTACCATCACGCCCGGCCCGTTCACGCGCGCTGGGTTTTTTATACCCGTGTACTTGTACCGCTTCGCCCGCCGATTGCGGCTCGCGCCGCATCGACGTTCTCCGCTATGGCAGGCGCACGCTGCGACCCGCCCAGCGCCGGGCAGGCGGCAAAAAAGAGAGCCTAGGTTGCTTTGTCCGCGCGACCGTCCCCGCACCGTCCGGGTGGCATGGGCGCAGGTGGGCGAGATGCGTCGCGTTGGGACTCCGGCTTTAGCTGGGGCGGCGTCTGGGGAAGCGGGTGCGGCGGACGAGTTTTAGCCACGGGTCGGTGCGCTGGGCGATGAGGGCAACGTCGAGCGGTGCGGTGTACGTACTATAGGCTGGCTTGCGGCGGGGCTTGCGTTTCATGGGGCGGGCGGAGCGGCGACGTTCTGGGCCGCGATACGGTCAATAGCGGCTTGGACGACGGAGACGCGGAGGTTGGTGCGGACGGCGATGGAGGCAGGGGAGCGGCCTTTGGCGAGGTGATGGGCGATTTCGCGGTCGAAGCCCAAGCGGGCGGTACGGCTAGAGGTGCGGGCAGCAGCGCGGCCGCGAAGCCGTTTATTGGTTTGGCGTTTGTGATAGCTGTTGCGGTTGGAGTCAAGAACGCGTTGGTAATTGTCGCCGGTGGCCCGCCAGTGGGCGTTAGCGGCGAGCTTTTTAAGGCGGGCCTCGGGATGGGTGGCGTAATGTTGGCGTTGGTAACACGCGCCGCACAGTCCCTTGGCCCTCACAGGGCGACCGCATTGCGGCGTGGCGCACAGCTTCGCGGCAGGCATGTCAGAGGGAGGCGTCAAGGGACGGGCGCATCGGAACGCAGGCGCGTTCCAGACGGGGCGTGGGGGTGGGGTAAATCTTTCATGCAAATGGCACAGCGATAAAAGGTCACCAACTTAATCCTTAATGGGTGGACGCGGTTCACGCTGCCAACTTCTTCTGGTACGCACTTGTGCGTCTTGTCTTTAGCGTAAATTCGGCGCAACGTCGCTTCGTGTCGTCGCATCTCGCGCCAGTATGCTTTGAATGTCTTTCCGCATGTGCGGTTGATGAGCGCTTCAACGTTCTTGTAATGGGTGCGGTTCATGGGTCGGGCGGCACGGGACGGGAGGGCGTTGCGGGCGGTGGGGGCACGCTGACACAGGCGTGCTCAATGGGGAACAGCGGGCCGCCGCACTTACCGCATCGGCCTCGGTTGAAATGGCGGAGGTCGGCTTCGAGTGTCGTTGTGCGCTTGCCGCATGACGCGCATTCTACGGTTTCGTCGGACGACGTGGCGGACTCATCGGAGCACGGCGGTGCTCCGGCTAGGGCGGCGTCAATGAGTGCGAGCGCGTCGGTAGTCGCGTTGCGATGGCGGGTGTAGGCTGGACTGCTGGTGCCTGTGCGGAACGTTTCGAGGAGCGGGTTGGAGCGCCCGCGCTCCGAGGCGGTCGTGTGTGGCGTGCTCATGGGCATGGCTTGGCGGGTGTCGGCGAAGGCGCTTTTGGCGAAGGGATTCTCATGGCTTGCGACCATTCAAATTCACTGGCGCATTCGGCGCAGGTCACTCTGTTGTCCGGCGATTGGTCGGCGGGAGCGAAGTTATGCGCTCCGCACTTGCACCACCAGTAAAGCTGTTTGCTCATGCCGTCTCCTTCAGTTCATCGCGCCAATTGCCCGCCAGCCCTTCGCCGTGCTCGCGACACACAGGCATCGCCTCGGGCTTGTGCCAAGGCAACGGGCGTGGCGTCCAAGTATGTGTAGCAGGTCGCCCGCAGCGCGGCCAGCCGCCGTCGCGCTTCGCCGCGTCGAACAGGATGAATTGGCAGGTGGTCATGGCGATCCTTCCTTGCCCGCGGCGCTGCGACCCGCCTGGGCCTCGCAGAATCGGTGCGCTTCGCACCAGAGCGCGTGGGCAACCCCAACGGCGCGCTTGTAGGATTTCTCCGTCCACTCCGTTTCGCTGGACAGCAACGGCGCTGCAATCAACGCAAGCTCGGTTGGCGTGGGTTGTGGTGCGTGGATGATGGCTTCGTCGCTCACGCGGCCTCCTTCAACCCCGCAGCGCGAAGCAGGATGCGGCGTAATCGACGGTGCTTCCACGGGTAAATGGAGTCTGAAAAGCTTTCTTGCGAATCGGCTGCACACATTATAGGCGTTGCCCAATACCCCAGGCCCATCTGCGTTGCTGCCGCTATAGCTCTATTGCCCGACGACCCCAAATATCCTCCCACAAATGTCAGTGGGCACTGATCGCCATGCCGAATTTCCTCGCAGCTCAGTCGCCACCCCGTCCCCTTACGCATCGCCCGCGTCAACGCTCGCATTTTGCGAAAGAGGCTCGCCTGCCGCAGCACAGCAGCGTCGTCGCCTTTCAACATCATGTCGTTCATTGCTCGCTCTCCTTTCGCGACGCGCCTCGCGACGCCGCCGCCTCGTTAACCGCCGCCTTGTAAGCTTCCACCACCACCTCGGTCCACCGTTGCCTGCCCCGCTCCAGGTTGCTCACATGGGTCGCCGACTTTCCCAGTGCCCGCGCCACTGCCCGCAGCGACACGCCCATCTCCTCACGATACGCCCTCAACCCCATGCCCACCTCGCGCGGATCAGCCAGCTTGCCCGTCCCACCGCACCGCTTGCAGGGTATCGTTTGGTTCATAGCGTCGCTTATTTAGGCCGCAGTTGCTTTACCGGAATCACAAACGGATAGCACCCTTTTCGCCGCACCATCGCATATCCCTCTGCCACCGACATCACACGCGCCGTCTCCTCATAGTGCGCCCTCACGGCAAGCATCACGGACCCGACTCTAATACCACCCGTCACTGTGCTTGCTCGTTTACCTTTGCCCATGCCGCCCACTCTACGCCTCGCCCCGTCTGTGTGTCAAGTGCCGCGCTTTACACCTTGACACCCGCCCAGTTCGCGCCCCACAGTGCCGCGTGTTCACCGTTTACGTCCTGTCGCTGCTCTACATTGACGGTTATTACGTCGGCTTCAGTTCCAACTTTCCGCGCCGACTCACCCAGCACATCCTTGGCGAAGGCGCGAACGTCACCAAGGAATTTGGCGTGTGCTCCATTATGCACACCGAACCCGCGCCTGACGCTCCCTCAGCCATTGCTCGGGAAGGCCAACTTACCCGCCTCCTACGCCAACAGGGTGCCATTGCTTGGGGCGGCTCGCTCGCCACCACGAAGCCAAGACTGAAGAACTTCTTGCACCGCGCATCGCGTATCATCGACCCGAATGCGCCGGAGCGAAGCAGGCCAAGAATATCGTAGCAATTCCGGCCGTAGCGTGCGGTGCGCGAAGCGCATGGCGAAGCCAAGCACGCGGAGGCTTGTCCAGCGAAGCACGCGGACCCCTCCCAGCGAACCATATCGTCGCCTGCGCGTATATACAGTACGTACAATAGGCGACTTAAAAACGCCGCACCTGCCGTGGGATTACTCCTTGTTCTTGGTCGCGCTGGCCTTCTTCGCCGCTGCCTTGGCTTCCGCTTCCGCCTTGCGCTCGATGGCGCGCACTTCGGCTGCCGTCTTGGCGTGCTGCGCTGCCGTCTCCGCCACGCCCTCCATGCCCGCAACGAACACGTCGGCACGCGTCTTTTCCATCTCGTGCGCCTGCTTCTGGCGGAACGCAGCTTCCTTTTGTGCGAGCTTCTGCTGGTCGCTGACCTGTTTGGCCTGCACCTTTGCTTGCGTGGTCGCCGCAATCGACGCCACCTTGGCCATCGTCTCCGGGTCTTGGTGCCCGTTCTGTTGCGCTGCCATTTCTTGTTGCCGTTGCGCGAACGCCTTAACCTGATTACCCAGCTTGCCCAAGAAATCGCGATACTGTTTCACGCGCTGCGCCTCGCTCTCGTCCTGCTCCAGCAAATCAATGTGCTGCGTCACGTAAGCTGCGGCATTCGTTATCCCGACCACGTCCTGCGGCATGCCCACGCCGCCGCTCTGCTCAATCTGCTGCGCCTTCATGTCCATCATTCGTAGCAGCGTTTCGATAACTTCGCGGTGCGAGTCGCCTTCCTTGACTGGCATCGGCACGCCGGTCATCAGCGTCCCCCACGCAAGCGCCGCATCGAACACCGTGTCTGTGATCTTGTTCGGCTTGATTGGCGCAAGCTCATCCGCTTCCGCCGCGCTGTCCGTCACCGCCAGCACCAACTTATGCAGCGTCCGTTGTTGCGCCGACGGCTCCATAAACTGCCGCACGCTCATCAGTTTGTCCGCGCCGGCCAACTCAAGTTGCTTGCTGCCGCCGCCCATGACGGTCTCGGCGCGTATCTCCCAGCGGTCCGAGTCCAACCACTTCTCAAGCACGCCCGCCTCGCGGCACCGCTTCTGGAACGCCTTCGCGTCCGCGTTGTGCGTGTCCTTCAGGCACAGGCGCCGACAAATCTCGCGATACTCAAACTCCGCCTGTATGTACGCATTATTGAGCAGCGAACTGAGCAACGCGCTGGTCTGCGCCAAGAGCGCTTGCACCTCGAACTTGGTGCGCTCCTTCTCCGTCCCGCTGTCGATGTCCTGTGTGTAGCTGCTCGCGCTCTCGCCCATGTATTGCTTCAGGTTGCTGAACAGCATTTGGCTTAGCTGCGGGTCAAACTGATAACGGTCCTCGCGCTTCACAAATCCAATGCCATCGGGCAGCAGGCCGTAACGAAGGCCGAAGTGGATTTTATCGACGGCTGCGCGATCCGCCGGGTCTTGCACTCTGAGCAGTAACAGAAAGTCTTCGTGAACCTTCGACACGAAGCGGTTCATCGTCATGTCCTGTATCTGGCATAGGTCAAATAGCAGGAATCCAAGCGACCGAATGCTGTAGAACATGAACGGCGCTTTGTGATTCGAGTCGCCGACTTGCATGTGCAAAATCTTGTCGAGCGAGTCTGTCACCGGGCGCTTGCTCTCGTACAAAAACTCGTCGAGTTCGTTTACGGTGCCGTAGCTGTTGGTGAATTCGCGGTCCAACACGATTTGCTGGTTCCACTCGCCGGTCTCGTCATCTTGCGAGTAGAAGTCGAAGCACCATATCTTGGGCACGGCATCGGACTGCCAGTAAACGCAGTTTTGCTTGTAAAGCTCTGCCGCCTTTTCGGGATAGTTTACCCAATCGTACGCTTGGTCCGATGTGTCGTCCTTCTTTATGGCTTGCAGAACGCGCCTCACCATCTTGACGTTCCATCCCGGATCAATGTTTTCGTCCTTGGCAATCGTCTTGCGGTAAAGTTCATACGGTGTCATTCCGCGACGCACCGAGAAGTGGGAAATCCCGTTCAAGCTAACGGGCGTATCCGTGGGGCACAGCCAATCTTCAATCGCGATGAAGGCAGGAATCAGTTGGTCCTTGTCGAACCACATCTTGATGGCTACGCCGTTGAGCATCACTGACGCGCCCGTCTCACGAATCAAGCTCCAGTACTCTCGCGAGCGCTTCAATGGTCGATTCGCCTCCTTGGTAATGATTTGCCCCCATTCTAGCGCTTTATCCACCGGGGCATCCTCAAGGGAAACGTTAAAGTAGTGCGCCGTCTTGCCAAAGGCGTTCTCGTATTGCCTTCGGGCCGTCGCGAGCAGATTTGAGCAGGTCTTGGTCGAAAAGTTGACATCCAGTTTGTTCTCCGCCATCTGCGCGTCAGTAAAAGGCGGCAACCCGTTCGCTTGATTTTGGATGAGCACGCGGTTACGCGCCCGAATCTCGTCCGCGAGCCGCATGCTTTGAATCACCTCGCCAACTTTGGTGGCTGTTGATGTGTCGCTCATAGATTCAAGAGTTGTTGTGCTCCACGGTAAGCCGCCCACTCAATTAGCGATTTGGCACCTTTGCTAAGATTGCAAGGTCCGCAGGAAACGCACAGATTTTCGACTGCGTGCAGTCCGCCCTTAGAAAGCGCGATGATGTGGTCGAAGTGAATGGTGCGTGTAGAAACTCTCTCTTGGCAGTAGTAGCAGGTTGCAAGGGGCTTTGCCTTTATGCTCCGCACGAAGGCTATAATGCCTTGCATGTTGATTGTGGCCGCTTTCTTTAACGCGTTTCGCTTTTGCACGCGGGCGAAACTCTCTGCTTTGTGTCCTTTGTAATAGGCAACGCCCTGCTCACGCAGCTTTTCTCGGTTGGCTTCTCTGTAAACGATGCCTCGCGATTGCCTCTTTTGTTTGTGCTGCTCTAGTTTGTGAGGGTCGGCTTTTATTACGTCACGCGCCAAAGCTGCCTGCTGTTTTGCATGCTCCTGGTTTGCCTTGTAATATGCCGCGCCTCGTCGAAGTCTGCGCTCCCTGTTTTTTGTGTGGTATTCGGCTTGGTAACGGCGTTGCTTCTCGATGACTTCGGCTTTCTGCGCCTCGGTCATGGATTGCCAGCGACGGCGACGATACTCCATCTTTCTTTGGCTCTGCTGCGTGGCGCTCATATCACAGCCATCGGCTCACGCTGTTTGGTCGCCTGTTGCTGCGCCTTGCGCTTCGCCTCCTCCTGGTATTCCTTGCTGCGTTGTGCGGCGGATTTGCGGCGTTCGGCGAGTGTTGCGTCGCCGCCTTTGAAGTTCGGGTTCGCCTCGCCGGGCTTGCCCACGACCGCTTCGCCTTCCTGCGTCGGTGCAGGCTCCGTTGCCGTCGGCAACGCCTTAGGTGCTTCGATCAGCCCCGCTTCCAGCGCCTTGTCCAGCACGTATGCGCTCGCTCCGGTTGGCTTCAGCGCCTCTACCGCCAGCGCCTTCCTGTGCTCCAAGCCGACGCGCCACATCGTCAGAAAGTCCTCCGTCTCTTTCACCCGGTGGAAGATTGCCGCCTCGCGCTTGATGAAGTCCAACGTCACCACGTTCGCCGGGTCCGCCTCCGTCCGCAGCGTCTTGAACACAGGCGGCGTGCTGTAAGCCGTCCCCCAATGGCTCTGTATCAGCGGCGTGTGATGCGCCCGCGGCGTCAGCGTGTCCGCGAAGGTCATATCCCACGCGCCCACTGCGGGTGCCTCGCGCTGTCCCGGCCGGCGCACCGGACTCGTCGGCCCGGTGAACTTCGCTTCCTGCCATCGCTTGCTGAGCAGTCCGAACAAATCCTGCGGATAAACCGCGATGCCGCTCACGTATCGCTTTGGCAAACCTTCCGGCGCGTCTGGGTTGTCAATCACATGCCCCATCAGCGGCCGCGGGCATAGGCGATACGCGCCCGCCAAATCATCCAGCCAGCCCGCTCGCAGCGGCACGCAATCCGGCTCCACCCACAGCCACGGCAACTTGTAGCCCTCGTAAATCTGCCGCGTCACCGCCCGAAACATCAGGTTCGCTGCCAGTGGCCAGCCCTTCGCGCCTGTCTGTATAATCATTGCCCGCACGCTATGGAATGCCGGTCGCGCCACATCCAGAAGCGCCTTCACGCGCTCCTGCGGGATGCCCGCGTCCGCGCCCACCAACAGGCTGTGCTCGCGCATTGGGCCAAGTTCTACCATCCACTTCATCAGCGTCTCGGCCTGTTCGATGTCGCCTGCGTGGGTCGGCAACGCGACTATTAGAGGTTGTGTCATATCATTTGGGGTCGTTCGTTTGTCACCCAGCACCATGCCGGGAAAGCGTTCAATGTGTCTTGGTCCGTGTGGTTCAAGATCGTGCCGATGGGCACATGCACTTTTAATTTCAAGGCGCACCGGCAGACGGCGCACGAGTACAGCTTTTCCTCACCCTCGACGCGCAGCTTTAGATGCTCCTTCGCGTTTAGCTGTTCGGCGATGGCGCGCACGGCGTCCGCTGTCAGCCGCAAAAGGCTGTGCCCATCGCGGTTCTCTGGGCATTCCAGGCACACGTTGGCCCGTCGCTGTGCCACTTCAATGGGAACTGGCACTGCGCCCTCCCCTAGCCACTCAATCAACACGCGACCGCCGACCGCCGCATGTCCGACACTTCTTGACAGGCGGTCTATCGCTGCTCGAACGCCTTTTTTTTTATCCGCGTCGATGCAGTGCGCCGGATCATTATGCAGCCGCTCGCATTGCGCGTCGTCGATGTCCTTCAGCGCTTCCTTGGGCGTTGCCCGCTCCAGCCCGTTGCCCGCCCGGAAGTTCGCCACCTGCACCGCCAAGCTCCACGCGTCATTCATCGTGTGGAAGTTCTTCGCGGGCGTGCGGTCCGTCGCCGCTTGCGTGTAGCGAAAGCCGCCAGGGGGCACGACCAGAATGTTGCGTAATGGCACTGTGCCCCTTATCTACCCCCCGGTGCACTCCGTCAAGCCGCAGTCTTGAGGCGCATGCTGGCGATGAGCTTCCTGTGCCGGTCGTTGAGTTCTTCCAGCCAGCTTTTGCCGCCCCCCTCGATGAACTTGTCAGCGCCCAGTTTGGCTATCTGCAAACCGCGTTGCCGCGCCCCTTCCACGGCCGTCGCCAGCCAGTCCGCCTCGTCCGGCGACCTGCCGATGCGCTGCTTGGTTTTGTCCTTCGGCTCCACGTCGCGCTTGTTGCCGCCGACAAAGATGAACTCCCGCATGAAGAACTCCTGGGCGACCGACTCCGGCAACTCCCGCAACTGTTCGCTCTCCACTAGCCAGCGCACCGCGAACCAGAACTCGCTCACCCGCTTCTGGTATTCCTCGTCGGCGCGCTTCAACCTGCGCTGCTGCGTATGCTGATCCACAACGAACAGGTCCAGACGCACCGGCCTAGCGCTTGGCCTGCCTCCGAACTCCACCGGCACTGGAATTACATGCCCGAACACCCGCGCAAACGCTGCGCCCAGCGTCCCGCGCCCCGTCGAGTCATAGAACACGTTCTCGACCGGAATGCCCTCACGCAGGCACTCGTCGCGCACATGCTCGGCAATTTCGTCCTCCGGCTCCGCACCCCGCTTCATGCCAATCTTGATAACGTGCGGCTTCTCGACGCGCACAATCTGCTTGCCGTCCACGTCGTCGCCGAACTCAATCCAGCCCCCGACGCACCTATCGCCTCCGTACGCCGCGTCCACGCTATAAATCTTCGTCCGGTTCACGCCTTTCCATGTCGCCTTCTCAAACGCCTTGTGAATTGTGCAAAGCTGCTTCGTCAAGACTCGCTGCGAGTCTTCGCCCGGCCGCATGATGCCCAAGCACATCGCGTTGAACTCCTCGCTATGCGGCCCGTAGAACCGCAGCGTGCTGTCAATGCGCTCTTGGTCGATCAGGAACGGGTAGTGCCGCCCGTCGCCCTCGAAGTTCGGTGAGTCTGTCCCGACAAAGTTGATGCACTTGCCTTTCGCGTACTTCGTCGGCCAAATCGTCGTCTTGGTGATGTCGCGCACGCTGCCCCAGCCCAGTTCCGGTTCGCACGACTGGCCCATCGGCGAGTGCTCCCCGTTCACCGGGTTCGCGATTGGGATGAAGAAGAAGCGCTCGTTTTTGTCCAAGTTCGACGTTGCCCGCAAATACGAAATATGCATGAGGCTGCATTCATCCGCCACGAGGAATACCCACTTGTTCTTGATGCCGACGAACGGTCCGATGCCCACCCAGTGCTCTCCCTTGTAGCAGTTGTGGACGATTACACCGTTGACTGAGTAGCTTGGATGTCCTGCAACTTCGAGATTGTGGACTCGATAGCCTCCTTGACCCGCGTCGTATCGTTCATCGCCTTCTTGTTTGAGAATCTCAACACGGTCCACCCAAGCTCCCTGAGTCGGCTGTCGCGGAATTTGTCCTTCGTTGCCACACTCGGAATCCGATGAATGCCGCCGTCGATTTCCACGCCTAACTTCAACGTTGGAAAAGCCACGTCCACCTTGTACCCGTGTCGTCTGCCGTCGGCCTTCAACAAGCCGCTCCTGACGTAAAGGTTCCACGTTGCGTCGGGAAACAGCTTCCAGATGATTAGTTCCTCTGGCGTCGGCATCCTGCCCTTGCGATGGTGCCGCTTGGAAATCCACTTCAGCCTGCAAGATAGACCGCAGAACCGCGTCCTGTCCTTCGCGGGCGATTCGCGCAGCGAAACAAAAGCCTTCCCACACCGCTGACAAGGCATCGTCTCCGGGCGATTGCGGCATTGCACTGAGCAGAAGTCGCGGTTGTGATGCACAGCTTTCATTGGTTGCCCGCAATTCTTGCACGCCTTCGACACTTTCTTGATGCAATCTTTGTGTGCGGCTGCCCATCGTCCCGCGCAATCCGTACCGCAGAAACGACCGGATCGGGCGTTGCTCTTGCGCCACGGGCGAAACGGCTTCTGGCAATGAGCGCAGTTTTTGGGTGGTAGGAAAATGCGGCACTCGCTTGAGCAGTACTTTCGGTTGGGATAGCCCGGTCCCAAGTTCCCCTTGCAAGAGGCGCAGCGTTTCATGCACCGAGAATACCCTGTCATAAGTCTCCAAGTCACGTACTTTCACCCATCCTCGTTGCGTAAAAAACGGATGTTCCTCTGTGCAATCTATCATTCGGCCATCCGACAAGTGAACTCGGAATGCTCGGTCAACTATTCTTGTGTGCGTCTCGGTAATGGTTCCGATGCCAGAGGCATTGAAAACCTTGTCTCCAACGCGCAATGTTTCGATGGGCTTTGGACCGCTCGGAGTGTCAACCAAAGTGCCCGGTAAAAAACATGCAATCCCAATCACGCCGTTTCTGAAATCACGCGTGTCGCCGTCCTCGCTCCGGTCCGTGATGATGCACCGCTTATAGTCCAGCGCCACGCCCGGCAAATCGTCCCACCGCGCCTTGGCCTGTTTGTGCAGCTTCTTCACTTCGCCCAATATGCCGAGGTCCAATTTCTGCACCGTCGTCGTCGTCAGCAGTATCGTCGTCTCCTCCGGGTAAACGTAGTAATGCGACAGGACGAACTTGCTCGCGTAATACGTCTTGCCGCTGCTGCCCGGTCCGAGCAACCCCACCATGCCGCGCTTTCGAAGCTCGACGCAGTCCGTGAACTCGCGCAGCGCCAAGTCGCTCCACTTGTTGTGCTCGTCCTCCCACAACAGCGAGTGCAGCGCCCGGTAATGCGTGAACAGGTCTTTGCCCTGCCGGATGCACCATTTCTCGATGTCAATGGCTCGCGTGCCCGCTTTCCAATGATGCGAGTACCGCTCGAAGGTCGCCGTTGCCATTGACGGAACCTACGCGAGGGCGCATAAGGTAGGCAATACCCGAACGGCGGGCCAACGAAAGGCACTTTATGAGCTTCGGATTACAGGACTGCTGCCAAGTATGTCCAACTCCAGAGACGGTCTCGATACCGGGTTTGGAAGGGCCGCCGGGCACCGACGGCACCAACGGTACCAACGGCGTCAGCGCCTTCACCTTCACCACTGCCGACTTCGTTGTGCCACCTGCGGACGGTGCGACACCCGTAACTGTCGAAGTGGAAAACACAAGTTGGATGGCTGCCGGGGAGCCAATCTTCATTCCAGGCGGTCTGTTCTTTCTCGTTGACGCGATTATCGACAGCACCCATTTCAGCGTGGTCAGTCCTGATTGGGAAAGCAACACGCACGCTGGCGATACGATTTCTGCTGGTGAAAAGGTTTCCCCATCTGGTTGGCAGCCCGCCGTCACTCCACTGCCCGCTATCAACGCCGTCGTTAAGTACGCCAGCGGCACCGGACACGTCATTACTGGTGCGGCGTTTGCCGAAGTCACGTTTGGAACCAGTGGCGCTGAGGAAATAACGCTGACAACCGCAGGTGCGTGGATGCTCTATGCGCGAGCACGCGTCGATTACACGGGTAGCACATTTGCTGCATCGCGCACCGTCAGCCTAAAGTTGCACAGGCAGAACAACACGCCAGGCGACGTGGCTAACGCTGCCACTGCGTTCAAGACTCGCGTCGTCACCGCTGAAACATCTACGGCCATCGACTTGGTTGTGCCGCCTGTGATGTATTCCACGGCTGGCGTGACCGACATCATTGAAATGATGGTGGCGATTGACACGGACCCATCTGGCGGCACGACGATTACCATTGTCGAGTGCGAGATTGTGGCCGTGTTCCTTCACGCTTGACGGGGACGCCCGCTCCTTCACAATTCGCAGCGACGTTGGTTTAACAGCCCAACGCCGCCGCTAAACAAAGCATTGGAAACACAACGCTATGCCTAAAAGAATCTCCCTCGTTGGCCGCACTTTTACAAGGCTTGAAGTCGTCGCTGATGCGCCAATCCATGTTGACGCTGCTGGAAGGAAGTACGCGCAAAGCCAGTGTAAGTGCCTTTACAGCGCCGTTGAAACAGCGGATAAGTGAGTGGATTGGCTGATAAAGTAAATTACCTGTTTGATTCGGTTGCCGCGTTCCCAGACGGGATGAACTCTGGGATGCTCCCTTCCCAGCTTCCTCGCACGCAGTTGGCCTATGCCACGAATGTTAGCGTACGCGGGGGATATGCTACTCCTCGCGCACCGAATCGCAAGTTGGCATTGGATTGGGGAGGCGACGCGGTTTTGCAGTCGCGTCAACAGAACGCAAGATTTCAAGGCAGCGCCTACTACCGCGCCGACTCCGGCCAAGGCTCGATCATCGCGTCCATCGGCGGGCGCCTGTTCCAGTTCACGCCCGCGGCTAAGAGCGCGTCGGTCCGCGAAATCACCATCGCCCACAACACCATCGTTGACGTGGGCTTCGCCGTGCCGGCCATCGGCGCGACCGTCACCATCACTGTCCTGTCCACGGCGAACCTCGCCGCCAATTACGAAATCCGCATCGGCAACCACAATTACCTCATCGTGTCGGTGGACAGCGCGACCGTGCTCACGGTCGAGAACATCGACGATCCTGGCCCGCTCGTCGCTGCTGGCGCCGTCCTCACCTTCTGGGACGTGAACCCCGCCTCGCGCACTCAAGCGTGGCTTTGGCAGGCCGAGAAGTGGATGATTATTAACGACGGCCAAAGCGTGCCCATCTTCTTCGACGGCGCGACCAGCCGACGCTCCGTGCTCGTCGGCGCAAACCCCGAGCTTCCCATCGCTCGCATGGGCACCTACTGGCTTGGGCGCGTGTGGCAGGCCGGTCCCGATGGGCGCACCTTCATCGCTGGCGATGCCGTTGGCGGTGCGAGCGGTACAGCAGCATACCAGTTTCGCGACGCCGTCCTGCACGTCGCCGAAAATACCTACCTCGCCTCGAACAAGGTCTTTTACGTCCCCGGTAACGTGGGCGAAATCACCGCCATTCGCGGCGTGCCCACCCTCGACGCGTCCCTTGGTCAAGGCCCAGTGCAAATCCTCACGCCTGAAATCGTCTTCTCCTGCAACGCGCCCACCGTGACCGCCGACTGGGCGACCGTCACCAACCCCATCCTGACCGTGTCGCAGGTCGAAAGCGGTGGCCTATCCCAATACAGCACCGTGGTCGCGAAGGGCGACCTCTGGTATCGCGGCACCGTCGGCATCTGGTCGCTCATCCTTGGCCGACGCGACTTCGCCACCTGGGGCAACGTGCCCATGAGCCGCGAAGTATCCAACGTGCTCGACAAGGACGACCCGGCATTGCTCCAGTACTCCAGTGCCGTCGTGTTCGACAACCGCTTGCTAATGACCGTCTCGCCTGTGTTCACTCAGCACGGCGTCCTGCATCGCGGCTGGGTCGCGCTCAATTTCGATCTGATTAGCTCGCTTCGAGGTAAAGCGCCGACAGTGTGGGAGAGCGTTGATACTGGCATCAGCGTCCTTCAATTTGTCAAAGGCCGATTCAACGACATAGAGCGGTGCTTCCCATTCGTGCTCAATGCGGCGCAGGAGATTGAGCTTTGGGAAATCCTGCCGTCTGAGACTGATGTCATCGAGGACAACGACCAGACGCCCATCATCTGGTCGCTGGAGACCGCTGCGCTGGATTTCCACAACGCCGATCCGCGCCATTTCATCAATCGACTCGAAGATGGTGAAGGATATTTCTATGATGTGCGCGGGCGAGTGGATGTGACTGTCTATTGGCGAGCAGACGAGTATCCGTGTTGGAATTTATGGACGCGGTTCTCTCTTTGCGCTGCGCTTGCCTCTTGCGGCGTCGATCCGCTCACTGGATGCAGTCGAATCAATAACGTTCCATCTCAGATTCGTGATCCAATCGGCTTTGGCAAGCCCGAGTCACTATGCGACGAGATTAATGACAGACCGCTAACAGATGGTCGGCGCATTCAGTGGCGCTTTTTGTTGCAAGGGCATTGCCGATTCTTCGGCGCTTCGTTCATGTCGTCGCTTGTGCCCATGCCCAAATTTGCTCGCCCTTTGTGTACTTTGCAGGAAGACTCACAGTAGTTATGGCACGCACACCAAGCTCTTATATTTGTCAGCTTTGCGGCAAATGCTTCATGGCTGATTGGAAGAATCCGAAGTACTGTTCTCATGTGTGCGCGGCAAAAGCGACGATAGGTAAAGTCGGCGCTGAACACCCTCAATGGAAAGGCGGGCGAAGACTTACGCATTGGGGATACATTGACGCGTGGACAGGGCCAAACACAGCGGAGCGCGAACACCGCATTTTAGCTGAACGTGCGTTAGGTCATCCGTTGCCAGATGGAGTGGTCGTTCATCATTTCGATGAAAACAAGGCGCATAACGCTCCCGGCAACTTGGTAATTTGCCAAGACAATGCCTACCACAAATTGCTGCATGCTCGAAAGCGCCGATTGGACGATACCGGGTCGTTCGATTTGAAGCGGTGTCGTGTGTGCAAAGTCGTGAAGGCTGTGTCGGCTTTCTCTGGCGCTAAATTGGAGTGGGACGGCAAACGTAGCGCCTGCAAGGAATGCGATAACGCTAGAAACCTTGCGTACTATTATCAGGCGCGAGCGAAAGGCAAAGCGTGGGCACTCCGACACACGTAGAATGCTTTGAGGGTCCAGAGTGTTGCCCTGTTCCAGCGCCGCCGTTTTACACACAGGGCAGAGTTTACGCGTCCGATCAAGTTGGATTTCTATTGCAGTGCCCAAGTGGATTCTCGTGTGACGCGGGCGCATACCCACATCCCATAGTTATTCCAAAGGGCGCGATTCCCTTCACACCGCCGACGGGCATGAATCCTTTGCGCTTTACGTGTTGTGATGGCGTAATTGCGATTAGGTATTTAGCCGACGGATTTACACAACAAGAGTTTGACCAAGCGGCACAAAGTATCGCCAATGAAGCCGCCGAACACCTCGCGCTCTGCGAAGCCGCCGCTTACAACGCGCAGCACGCCCGCCAGAACCCGAACTGCGTCATCTCCACGCCCGGCACGTTGCCCGAAGCCTTCTCCGGCACCGACTACTTGGCGACCTTGGAACAGTCCGGCGCACTCGCGCCCGTCGTGTGGACGGTGGTTGGCGGCACTTTGCCTGGTGGCTTGAGCCTGTCCGCTGATGGTGTCATTTCCGGTATGCCGATGGTGTCGGGGCTGTTCACGTTCGTTGCGCAAGCCACAGGCGCAGCCGAACCCGTCACAGGCAGGCGTCTTGTGTGCAAGCGCGTGTTCCGGCTCACCGTCTCGACTGACGTGCCCTGCGACCTCGGCGTCAGCGACAACACCAGCTTCGGCGACCGCGCCCTGAACACATTCGACTCCACCGCCACCGTTCAGTGGACGAGCCTGAAGATCGGCACCTACACCGTGCAATACGTCAGCGGCGGTGTCGCCTCCAACTTTCCGGTGCTCGGCTCCGGCCCTTCGTCGCCGTGGCTGGTCAACCCGCAGTTCTTCGCCGGGCCGCCCGACAGCAACGCCCAGCTTGTCCATGACGGCACCACGCGCCTTGAACTGCCTTGGGGCAAGTGCGCCGAAGCCTCCTTGGCCGATCTCGAAGCCAACTTCGACGGCAACGCCGTGGGCTGTGGCACCGCAGGCGGGTTCTTGCCGCCACAGGGGCGCACCATCCAGTTCCAGAGCCTCGGCGCGACCATCTTCATCGACGTGCAGACCACCTGGGCACCCAACTCCGGCGCATCCAACTGGCGTCTCACGCGCATCCGCAAGCCCGCGCTCGACTACCAAGCGATGCAGCTTCGCATCGTCAATCTCGCGTCGGTGCTCACCAGCCTGACGCCATTCTCCGGCTGCGCCGCTGGTGCTGGCACCCTTTGGGATGGCACCTTTCCGGCGTTCGAGCCGAACCTTAACTACGTCAATTACGAGTGGCGCGTCACCAGCGGCTTTGCGCCGTTCCAGCTCAATAGCGCGCTCCTCGACACGCCCGCCGCCGTTAAGGTCTATCACGACACCGCTGGCCAAGCGACGCCCACCGGATGTGCGTGGATTCTCGCCGTCACCTACCTCCACCCCGTCCAGGGCAACGTCGTCTCGTGGGTTGGCCTTGGCGGCGCTGGCTACGCGCCCGCTGGCACCTTCGTCTTATCCTCCGACGTGGTCGGCTGGACGATGTTCGGCAAGAAAACCGCGTGGCGAGTTGCCACGACCGTTGCGCTGCCAGCCAATACCCGCGTCCTAAATGTCCTCACCGCGAATGCCAACGGCGCGTTGCCTGCCATCGACGGCATCGCCTTGTCCGTCGCCGACCGCGTCTTGGTCAAGGACGAGGCGACGGGCGCAAACAACGGCAGCTACGTCGTCACCTCCCTTGGCAGTGGCGGTACGCCTTGGGTGCTTACGCGTTCCGCCGACCTCGATACCAGCGCCGAAATGTTGCGCGGCATCTTCGCCCCCGTCACCGACGGCCTCACGCTCGCCGGCTCCCACTTCCGCCTCGTCACCAACGGCGTCATCACGCTCAACGCGACCGCTCTGTCCTTTACCGCCATCGCGCCCACCATCGCCGTCGAGGAGTATTGACAGCGCCCGCCGTCCGCCTCATGCTGCCCGCGCTGGTCTCCCCGGCCAGCCGTCCTAAACTCGGGAACCTTGGTGAAAAGTGGGCGCTCGCGATTGCATACCGCGGGCGCTCTTTTGCTTTCGTTCGCGTTGCGGTTCTGTTGAAATCAGCGCATCGGATTCAGAGCCGATGGAAGCCACAAATCAATTTGCACCTGCTCGCTCTTGTGAGACGGCACCCTGCCAGTCTTCTCTGAAACCTGAGCGGGCGGGTGTAACTTTCATTTATGCTTTGCGTGATCCGCGCACGTCGGCCGTTAGGTACATTGGGAAAGCTGACGACGTAGAGAAGCGCTTAATGGGCCACATTTACGACTCCCGCCACGAAACGAACCGTAAAGCAAATTGGATTAAGCTGCTGCTGCGGCAAGGGCTAAAGCCAATTATCGAAGTCATTGACCAAGTAGCGCAATCTGAGTGGATGCCAGTTGAGTCGGCCTACATAATTTTTTACAAGGAAGAAGGCGCAGACTTGCTAAACACAACGCTTGGTGGCGATGGTTGGGGCGCGGGCGAAGATCATCCTAAGTTTGGAAAGCGCCAATCGCCTGAGGCCATTGAGAAAATGCGTCAGACAAAGCTGGGCAAGAAGCTCTCTGTAGAAGCCCGCGCCAATATGAGTGCGGCTGGTAAACGAAGGAAGCCGCCGTCTGACGAAACACGGGCAAAGTTGAGTGCGGCGAGCGCTGGAAGAAAGTATTCCGTTGCGGCTCGTGCAAATATGAGTGCCGCACAGAGAAAGAGAAAGCATTCTCCCGCAACTCGCGCTAAAATCGGCGCGGCACAAAGAGGTAAGAAGCGTTCTCCCGAAGCCATCGCTAAAATTGTTGCAGCAAACACAGGCAAAAAGCGTTCTGACGCGATTCGCGCTAAAATGCGGGCAGCTTGGGTAATTCGGCGCGAACAAAATCGGTCGCTCGTTTTCCATTGTAAACCCACCGGAAAAGGGCCATTGGTAGTGACGTGGCAGCAGATGACATTATTTTAAGAACTGCGGTTTCGCCGTTTCCTCCAGGGTATTGCCCGAGCAGCCAACAGCAATTTGCAAACGACATAGCGGCGGCGCTTGAGGTTTTCCTGCCAAATGACTTCGGCTTCATTGTTATTTCGTCGTCGCAGCCTACGGTTGAACAACGGTCGCGCATTTGGGCAAAAGTGGATGCCTCAACTGGCGTTATCGTTGGCTTCTATACTTGGAATTTGATTGTGGGGGCTTGGGTGAAAAATCACTGGGGCGCTGGTGTTGCTCCCACGAATCTGCGCCAGATTTATGTTGGTTCTGCGCTGTCGCTGGAGACGTTTGACGGCGGTCAGTCAGGCACAGTCAGTCAAAGCACAGGTCCATTTTGGCAGATTGATAGCGCCTTTTCCGACAAGTGGCCCTTGGGCGTGGGCGCACTCATCGCCGCACCCCTCGCCACTTTGAGCGTGTTCGACGATGCTACGCCGGGCGTGCCGGATGCAATCGGCTGCTATTTTATTCGACCAACCACACGCATTTGGGACGTTGCAACATGACCTTCGGCGAACTTCGACAAACGCGGGCGTCAGACGTAGTGGGCGTCTGCTCGAACAAGGAGACGTTTCGCGCCCTGACCAATGAGGCCACCTCTCGGCTGATGACGAGGGGGAACTTTTGGGCGACCGTCACGAAGCTGCGCACCTGCGTCCGGTGCCGCGCCATCGTATGGCCTCGCGCCGTTGACACCGTGCTCGCGACCAACATTTGCGGCACGCCTGTCGCAAACAGCGGTTACTGGTATCAATTCCTTCCGATGAACGGTGCGGACTTCGGCAGCTTGCGCGGCTGGGGCACATTCGGCGCAGGTGGCATCGGGCGCGGTAGCTGCGGCAACGTTGTCATCCTGCACGACGGACCTGTGCCGGTGCAGGCGCAGTTGACGTGCGGCAACCCGCGTTACATTCGCGCCTTCGCCTCCTATCAAGCTGACCTCGGCAAGCATATCATCATCTTTGGCATCGACGATAACGGGCAAGTCATAATGACGAAGCGGGATGACGGCACATGGCAGCCCGGCGTCCAGCTCACGCTCGCGTCGCCCTTCGTCGGCACGCCCTTCCTTGTGCGCGAAGTGACCCGCGTGCTTAAGGACGCGACGATGGGTCCGGTGCGTCTCTATGCCTATGACGCCGTCCACGACGTAATGGAGGACATGGCTTACTACGCGCCTAGCGAACGGTCGCCCGCCTTCTTGCACAGCACCATTCGCGGTCTGCGACGCGTCACGCTCGCAGGCGTCTCCAATTGCAACGGCCTCACCAGTATCGAGGCGCTCGTCAAGCTGCGCTTCATCGCCGTCGAGACCGACGACGACGAGGTGCTCATTCCGAATTGGACCGCGCTCAAGCTGATGATGTTGTCCATTCGCGCCGAGGACGCAGGCAGCACCAGCGAAGCGCTCGCGCTACAGGCGCGCTCTGTCCACGAACTGAACCTTGAGCTTCGGTTGCATGTGCCCGAGGACCAAATTCCCATTGCCATCGAGCCGTTCGGCAGCGCGACGCCCCGCAGCGTCGGGGTCGGTTGCCTCGTTTAGCCTATGCCACGTTCATCCAGCACACGCACCGGAGACTTCAACTTCACGCCGTTGCCATTCACAGGCGGGACGCCGCCCTTCAACCTCAACGCCGCGCCACGCACCGGCCAAGGCCCGTTTGGGCTTGTGCCAGGAGCCATTGGCCTGCCGAACGTTTACAATGACGTGGCGGGCGCTTTCCCCGGCTTGAGCGGCAACCTCGGCAAGCTGTCGGCGACCATCGGCAGCGAGTTGTCAGGCGAACTCGACCCGGAGACAATCGCCATGCTCCAGAACACGGCCGCGCAGTTCGGCATTGGCGCAGGCGTTCCGCTCAGCCCGTTCGTGGGTGCCAAGGGGCTGCGCCAGCTCGGGCTAACAGCCGAGGCGCAGAAATCCAAGGGCGCGGCTGACCTTCTCGCAGCGCTGCCGACCGTGGCGAAGACGCTGACGGTGTCGCCCGAGACGCAGCTTGACGTGACCAATCGCAACGCGACCTTCAACGCCGCACCCGATCCGCAGGCCGCAGCACGCGAAGCCGAGCGCCTGTTCAACGCGTACTTGGCCAAGACGCAGCGCGGCGGCGGTGGTGGCATTTCTTATGGCGGTGGTGGCGGTGGCGCGCCGCGCAACCTGAATGCGCCCGCCAACTTCAACGCCGGTCCGTGGGCACCGTTCTCCGGCGACAGCGTGTGGGGCAGCATACCCACGACGCCTTACTATGCGGGCACTGGCATCAATTGGGGTGCTCAAGGCGGTGCGCCACAAGACTTGTGGAGCGGCACGCGTGGTGGCTTCCCCGGACCCGAAGGCGGCTCCTACGCGACACCGGGCGGCGGTGGCTTTATGGACTGGTTTAACGACCCGTTCATCGGCGGCGGTGCGGGCGCAGGCTTCGCTGGTGGCAACTGGGGCGATGACATGGCGTTGCAGCCCATCTATCCTGACTTCCCTGAGTGGGACTTCTGACGCATGGCATTGTCAACGTCATTACCGTGGCTCGACATCACGCCGAACCTGTTCTCGCAGGCGCTTCAAGCTGGGGCGCATGTCGGCCTCGCGCTGAGCGACCAGAGCCTTCGAGCGCAGGCGATGGCGCAGGCGCAGCTAGAGCGACAAGCGCAGGCTCAGGAACGCGCTGACGTGCAAGCCGAGCGCCAGCGCGAGTTCGAGGAGACGCGCCTGCTCAACGTGCAGAAGATTGCCCAGGACGCCCAAGCCTTGGCACAAAAGCAGGCTTACGAGAACGCCCGAGAATCGCGCCTGTTCAAGTCTGCTCAAGCCAGGCTCGCCGTTGATTGGGCCAAAGCCGACACGGCGGAAAAGCGGCAGGAAGCGCTCGACAAGTTGGCTACGTCTCGGCTCGACCAGCAGAAAACCGCTCTGGCCCTGCGCACCAAGCATTACAACGAACTTGAGCAGCACAACCGCGACATGCTGGACTTTCAGCGGGAAAAGGCGGCGAAGGAGAAAGCGCCCACCGTCGTCAAGAACGTGTATGACCCCGCCAATCCATTCGTCGCCATTGGCAGTGTGCGCGGCACGCTCGACCAAGTCGGAATGCCCGGCGAAGTTGATAACAGTGCGGTGCTGCCCATACCCGCCACGAAAGAAGAACTCGTCAAAGGTAAGCGATACCGCGACCGGCAGAATCGCGTGTTGGAGTGGGACGGCGAGAACTTCTTGGACTATTCACAGTGATCCGCAATGCCCAAGACGCTCAGTTTCGAGGAAGTAACGCGGCCTCGTAAGATTAGCTTCGAGGACGCGCAGAACCCGTTGCTACCGTTGCCGCCCATTTCGCAATACTACGCGACGCATCCCGACGACGATGGTATATCGTTTCAGCAGCCCGCGTTGGAATTGTTAGCCCCTGACGACTTTCCCGGTCCCGCTGGCATCCCGCGCATCCCATCGCTTGGACGCGAAGGCTCGGCGTTGCGGGGTGCGTCTGAGTTTGCGGGCGGCGCTCAAGAATCGGTTCTTGGCGGGCTATCGAGCATGACGAGCCGTGAAGGCATGTTGACATACCCCTTGTTCAGCCTGCCCTACATCGGCCCCGCGCTTGGCCTTGTGCTCGGTTCCAAGCTGCTTGGTGAAGGTGGCGGCGAATTTGTGCATGGCATCGAACAAGGCGAGCCGCGTGTCGCAGGCGCGGGCGCTGGCAAGAGCGTGCTGAGCTTGCCCCTGCTGTTGGGTGGCGGCAAAGGCGCAAAGGAACACGTTATTGGGCCTGACCCACGCGAAGTCGCTTTGACGGAGTTGGCCCGCGAAAAGGCGTTGCAGGCATCGTTGCCGCAGGTCGGCGAAGGGCGCATACGCCATCAAGTGCCTGAGAACATTTACCAAGTCGGCGGTTTGAATCGACCGCAAGCAATGCCGGTGGTGTCGACTGACATTTGGGCGAAGCCAGAGCCGCAGCCAACGCCAAAGGGAACGGTGCCTGCTAAAGGATTGCCAGAGCCAACGCCCGCATCTTTGCCACCTGCTGAAGAAGTAATACGTGGCGAAACCTTTCGCGAGCCGTCTGGACTTGAGCTTCAACCTGAAACGCTGCCCGTAGAGGCTAAGGGTGGTGTGGCAGCACCCGAGGGTGCGTTGGGGTTATTGCCGACACCCACTATTGAACAGCTTGCCATCAACGAACTGCTTCGTGGTGAAAGTGCTGAGATGCGTCAGCTTATTGAAGCGGAAGGAAAAGCCGTCGAACGCACTGGTGAAGCATTGCCGCAGCCCGCTGATGTTGCCGAACCCGTTCCGCTTGGCCAACCAAAACAGCCTGAAATTGTAGCGGGCACTATCGCCCCTGAAGGATTGCCCAAGTTGCCGACTGTGCCTAAGCCACAAGCGACAGTTCCGCTGGGCGAAATGAACATTCCCGCCGTACCAGAGTCGTCGGGTTTGCGCATGGCTGCTGACGCATTACCCGAGACGGCCAAGGGCGGTGCCAAAGCCGTCGCTGACATGCTCGACTTGCTGCCCGAAGGCGAACTCAAGGAAGTCGCCATGAACGAACTCACGCGCCAAGGCGTTGAGCGTGGCGAAGCGCTCCGTCGCGTGGAAGCGTTGGGCGATGCGATGCGACGCGTCACGGACTTCGCCAAAGCCCGAGCCGAAGCCCCTGGCCAAGCCGTCACAGGCCAGATTGCCGAGGGCATCATCAACGAGGTGCATCCAGGCAAGCCGATGACGGAGAATCAGCTTCGCATCACGAAGGCCAGCTTGGTAAAGGCGCTGACGGAGAATCGACTGTCGGAAGACCGACCTGGCATCGTTTCAGGCAGTCGCCTCGAAGCATGGGCCGACCGCACCATCGCCGAGGGGCGCGGTCGCGTTAGCGCTGGCATTGATCCCGTGCAGCTCGCGGCCTACGCCGTCAAGGGTGTCGCGTTGCTGGAGCGCGGCATCACGGACATCGCTAAGTGGACGGCGGAAATGGTCAAAGCCTTTGGCAAGGAAGTGACGCCTTACTTGAAAGACATTCGCAAGCAGTCTGAGGCGCTGCGTGCGGCGACGTTTACAGCATCGCAAAAGGCTGAAGCGAAGGCAGAGCCGCCTGCCACACCTGCCCCTGCACCTGAGACCGCGACGTCAGCCCTTTCCAGAGCCGCACGCCCGTTGCCGAGCACAAGCGCTGCTGAACAGTCCGCATTCACCCGCAGCATGAACAATCTCGCGCAGGACATTAAAGCGCTCTTTCAGCGGCGCGGCGTTAAGCGGGACATGGCACAGTTGGCCGACGCCCTGATCGACACTATTCCCGCAAATAAAGGGCGGCAGGCAGGCAACGAATTGCGCGTGCTGAGTCGCAGCGTGGTCAAAGGCAAGGTCGTTGACAACAAGCTCGCTCGAAAGGCGGTGGTGTTCGTCGTCCAAGCAGGCGGCGACCTCGGCAAGCTCGCCACCGATCTTGTGAAGGTCCAGGGCAACAAGGACGCGGAAGCCGCCGTTCGCTACGCCCAAGCCAACTGGAATGCGCTCCAGCCGTTGGCGGCTCGCACCAAGCTCTTATTCGACGAGCAAATCGCTTACGAGCAGGGCAACGGCATCGACACTAATTACGAGAATCATTACGTGCCGCAGCGTCACGAGAACATCCTAACTGACCGTGGCGTGTTGTTTGGCGAGACGGGCGGCGGCATCGCAGGCACCTCCTTCAAGAAGGCGAAGGTGTTCCCTGATTACGCCAGCGCCATTCAAGCGGGCTACAAACCGCGCAACTTGGACATCGCCGACCTCGTCGAGCACCGCGTCCGAAGCGGCCAGCGCTTGGTCAACAAAAAGCTGTGGGCGGAAGGTTTCAAAGGCGTCGCCGACCCCTATTCGAGCGACCCGGTAATGACGGACCTCATTACCCGCAAGATTCAGCGCCCGGACGGCACGACTGACACGCAATTCAGCGCTCCGCAAGGCTACGCTGTGAAGGAGATCATCCCCGGCGTTCGCATCGCCGTGCGCCAAGGCTACGGGCACCTGTTTAACGCGCTCACGGGCACGAGCCAGATACGCGAGTCTGCTGTTGGCCGTGCTGCCTTAACCAGCGCTGGCTGGCTCAAGCACAAGCTGCTTTTGCTCGACAGCTTCCATGCCGTCCGCACGATGGAGACCAGCTTGGCGAGTCGCGGCAGCGCTGGCTACAATCGCGGGTTGAGCGTCCTTGAGTATTCTGACCGTGCGTTGCGTGATGCCGTCCAACGAAAACTCGTGACGCCGGAAATGGCCAAGTGGGTGCAGACGCCGCAGCCCTTTGAGATAGGCGGCAAGACTCTACAACTTACGCCGCGCACCGTTCTCCAAACAGGAATGCGCAATGGTCTCAACGTGGGGCGCTTTGCCGACGCCCTTTACAACGACGCGAAGGGCACCGTCGGCACGAATCCTTTTAGTAAGTGGTTGTTTGAGAAGCTGACGCGTGGCGCGATGGCTGAAACGTTCATGTCCGAGTTCGCCCGCGTCGGCAAAGCGAACCCCGAATTATCCTTGAACGCGGTCGCCAAGCAGGTGGCCCGCGACGTAAATGTCATCTTCGGTAACTTGCAACGCCAATCTATTATCAAGAATCCAGCCATCCGCGACCTCATGCAAATCGCCTTCCTCGCGCCGCAATGGGTGGAATCGCTGGCGCGTCGCGAGCTTCGTGCAGTGGGCCAAACTGCGGAAGCTGTCGTCAGTGGAGCACGCGGCAAAGGCGTCCAACTTGGCACAGCCGCGAAGACCGTCGGCACTGGCCTCGCCGCTTATGTAGCTGTTACGCAAGCGCTCAATTACATCACTCGCGGACACAGCACACTTGAGAACAAAGAGGAAGGGCACAAGCTCGACGCGTTCATTCCTGACCCGCTGGGCGGCAGTGAGGGATTCTGGTTTTCGCCGCTGGCTGTGTTCGCTGAAGTAACCCACGACCTGTTGCGCTACTCGCACATAGAACCAACCAAGATTGGCGCTGCGGCCCGCATTGTGCAGAACAAGCTCGGGCCAATCGGACGCGCCTTGTCCATCGTCGCATCGCAGGAAGATACCATTGGCACCAAGTTGCCCAGCAGTTGGGACGTGGCGAGCGAAGCCGGATTCGCCGCCGTACCGCTTCCCATTGGCGCGAAGCCCATCGCGCAAGAAATTGCCAATCGCGTCTCGGGCGGTAAGGTGCCAGCGCCCAAGCCTGGCACCATCACGCGTCAGATTGCGTCCTCAGTCGGCCAGAAGATTGAGCCATACAACAAGGACGAGGCGCAAATCAAACGCGCTCGCGAAGTGAACCTTTACATCGACTATTGGAAGAAGCACGCTCGCCAGTTGCCGCTGCCTGAACGCGGTAAGTATTTGATGAGCGAGATGAAGAAAAGCGGCTTGAACGGTGCCGAGGGCAAGAAGGCCGTGCGCGAGTTTCACGAAGCCGGTTTGTTTATCCACCCATAACGCTTATGCCATTCAAATCCAAAGCTCAAAAGGGGTACATGTTCGTCCACCACCCACAAATCGCCAAGCGTTGGGCGCACGAGTACGGCGTGCCCAAGAACCTGCCTGAGCACGTCGCCCACGAGAAGGCGCAGCGCAAGCGCAACCATCGTTACATGAACAAATGATCTCCTTCGCCCCCGTTGACCTGTTCCGCGACAACTCCGACTTGTCCTCGCCGTGGAAGGACGAGGCACGCCAGCGCATGTTTCACGAAGCGGCCACGCACGCGCTCGCCAAGCTGGCTTGGGACGGCGCTACCGCCGACGAGATGGCCGGTGCCAAGAAGTTCCTCGTCCTCCTGCTCAACTGCGCCGAGACGCCCGAAGCAATTAGCGTTGCGAGTCCGCCGCGCTTAAACTACAACGTCGAAGCTGAGATCGCCGCTCGCCGCATGAAGAAAGAATAGCCTATGCCCGCTGCACCTGTCGCTGCCGCACCCGTCGCCGCCCCTGTCACCGCGCCCGTTGTTGCTTCGCCGCCCAAACCCGCCGCCGCTGCTCCTTCGCCTGCACCGAAGCCAGCGGCGGTGCCTCCTGCGCCGGGTCGCGCTGGCGAACGCAGCAACTTCTTCGAGGACGAGGACGCGTTGCCTGCGGCAGTGGACGCTGACCCGACGCCTGCGCCAGCCAAGAAGGAGGACGACGACGACGCGCTACCCGACGACGCGCCACCCGCGAAGGCCGACGACAAAGCTCCTGTCACCGCGCCCAAGCCCGCCGACGAACCGCCCGAGCCGGTATTCCGCACCAACCGCGAACTCAAGAAGGCTTATGAAACGACCAAGAAAGCGAACAAACAGCTCACAGTGCGCGCACAAGAACTTGAAGCGCGCATCGCTGAACTCGATAGTGTCGCCTCGCATGCAAAAGCAGATAGTGGCCCTTTGGCTGAGCAGTTGGCTGCTGCCCAAAAGCGAATAGACGATTACGAAGGCCGCCTGCGACTGAAGGCGTACGAGGAAAGCGACGATTTCAAGACGAAGCACCTCGCGCCGTTCAAGCGCACCGAAGCCCGCGCGTTCAATGACGTGCGCCAGTTGGAATACATCGAGGGCGTGGACGAGGAGACGCAGACGCCGCGTACTCGCGCTGCCACAGACGCCGACTTCATCGAACTCTACAATTTGCCCACTGGCAAAGCCTACGCCCACGCCAAGCGCGTCTTTGGCGACTCGGCGCAGCTCGTGATGAACCACTATCATACACTGCACCAGCAGCAGGACGACATGCGCGAGGCCATCGCCGACTATCGCAACCGCGGTGCCGACGAGGAAAAGCAGACGCAGGCTCGCACCGCACAGGAGCGTGAAGCCGCCGACCGCATGTGGCGCATCGCCAACCAGGAGACGCAGGCCAAGTATTACAAGGACTTGGGCATCGACCCGGACGACGCCGAAATGAAGGAGACGCTGGCCAAGGGCTATGGGCCGGTGCAAAAGCTATTTGGCGGTAACGGCAACCTGACGCTCGCGGAAAAGGTGGGCTTGCAGGCGAGCGTGCTGCACCGGGCTGCGCTGTTTGGTGTCACGCGCAAACAACTGCTCGCGGCGAAGGCTGAACTTGCTGCCGCGAACAAGACCATCGAGGAATTGCGCGGCAGTGCGCCCGGCAAGCCGAAGCCCAAAGCCGACGCCGTGCCAGTGGGCGACTACAAGGACATTGCTGACGAAATGGCCGCTTACCAGATGGAGATCTAGTTATGGACGCTTCTATCGGCTGGAGCAGTTCACAGAATCGCGTGCGGATTGAAGCGGTCATGCGCGATGCCGTTCCAAGGCGACAAATCGTAGTTGAAATTGAGACGTGCGACATGGACGAGGCGCGTGAAAATCTAGCTATGCACCGCGCCATGAGAGCCGCAGACCGCGCTATCGGCGAGGTGCAGGGCTTGCCACAGAAACAAGTGGAGCGCGAGTGGCAGGCGCATTTAGATGAGATTGCACGTTGCGGAGTGCGCTTCATTCCAACGCCCCCCGTTTAATGCGTCTGCACATCTTCACCATCGTCTTGGACGGCCTTCCGTTCTTGCCGATGCAGTTCGCGAACTACAACCGACTTCCTGACAGCGTCGATTGGCACTGGTCAATTGCCGAGGGCGCGGCCATGAACGTAAACTGCACGAAATGGTGCCGCACCCAGCGACCGCGCCTCAGCAACGACGGCACCACCGACTTCCTCAATAGCCTGCGTGCCCACCCGCGAATCACGGTGCATCAGCGCGCGAAATGGATGGGCAAAGTGGACATGGTTTGCACCTGCCTCGCTGACTTCAAGCAACCCGGCATCGTGCTGGAAGCGGACGCCGACGAGCTTTGGCTGCCGCCCCAGCTTGAAACGCTGCTCGCGCTGTTTGAGCGCCGCCCTTCGCTCGGCTCCGCGCACTTCTTCTGCCGCTACTTCGTCGGCGTCAACATCCTGATTACCTCGACGCACAGCTATGGCAATCGCCCAACCGAATGGGCGCGTTGCTGGCGCTGGACGCCGGAGCTTCGCGTCCTGTCGCATGAACCGCCGCTGATGAGCGGCATCGCAGGCGAGTGCGCTTCCCGCGAAGAAACCCGCGATGTCGGCCTCGTGTTCGACCATTACAGCTACGCGCTCGAATCGCAGGTGCGTTACAAGCAAGACTTCTACGGCTACCGCGATGCCGTCCTGCACTGGCGACGGCTGCAAACCAATCGCGATTGGCCGGTGCGCGATCTGCGAGCCTTCCTGCCGTGGGTCGATGCAGGCGTCACGGCAGACCGATTATGGACGGCAAACTCTACCTTATCCTTGGGCGCACCGGCGACATCCTCGGCGCACTCCCCATCGTTCAGCACGAGGCCGCTGTCGGCCGCAAAGCCTGCGTTATGGTGAGCCGCGAGTACGCTGACGTGCTGGATGGCGCCGGCGTTGCTCGCATCGTGTGGGACGGCGACTGGCGTCATGTCCGCGCCGCTTATGACAGCGTCGTCCATGACTGGCCTCGCATCGTCGTCCTCCAGCAATACAGCACCGATGGCTGGCCGGTGCAGCACGTCACCGATAGCTTCATTAAGGAGATGTATCGCGTTGCGAACAAGCTGCCGCTGTTCCCGCTGCCATTGCGATTTGACAGGCGCGATCCGCAGCGCGAGTCGGCGCTGGTCGCCGCATTGCCAGAAGGCGCGCCCATCATCCTCGTCGCCACCCGCGGCTTCTCCAGTCCGTTTCCGCAGGGCCACGAGTTGCTAGCGCTCGTCGCCGACGCTTTTCCCGATGCCGTACTCGTCACCATGGACGCGGTGCGAGCCGAACGCATCTATGATCTGCTGGCATTGTTCGAGCGTGCCTCCTGTCTCGTTACCGTTGACAGCGCCTTGTTGCACTTGGCGCAGGCTACGCCCTCGCTGGCCGTCATCGCTTTGGTTGCCTCGCACCCCACGACATGGCACGGTTCACCCGCTTATGCAGGCCAGCGTCTCCGCATCCGTTATCGCGAATTCGACAGGAACAAGGGCCGCATCGTCGAGATTCTTGGTGCATGTCTGGAGTCAGCGCCAGCGCTGGGGCCACGACGAGCGACGGCATGAGCTTGCTAAGGCAAGCTGGAGGCGCGAGTACACCAGCGGGCACTGGCGCGGGTTGCCCATCAGCGCACCGCAACGCACCGCTAAGAGCGTCCTGCGCGACCCGCGTGCGCTGCCCTTCCTGCGCGATCTGCTGGACGCGGCCATGCGCCATGCCTCACCACGCGACCTCATCGTCTTCACCAACGACGACGTTGTATTCGCGCAAGGTCTCACGGCGACGTTGCTACGTGTGGAGCACGCCGCTTGGGCGAGCCGCATGGAGTTCATTCGCCTGCGGCAATTGCCGTCCTGCATCGAAATCATCAGCGGTCGCAAGCATCCCGGCGCTGACCTGTTTGCCATGACGCCGGGATGGTGGGCGCGGCATCGCCCCGAGTGGCCCGACATGGTCGTGGGCTGCGAAGCCGTTGACCTCGTACTGCGCAAGCTCATGGCAGCGAACGGCGGCATCGAGCTTCATGCCGCCATCGCCCACGAGGAGCATGCAAGCTGGTGGCAAAGCCATCGCGGCGACCCTGCCGCCAAGCACAACCGCAATCTGGCCGGCCCGTGGCTCGCCAAGCGAGGACTCACATGGGACTGAAATTGTGGGCATTCACAATGTCGCACTGGAACGATGCCGCCGACGCGCAGGCCAAGGGCGACGGCCTGTTCGGGCTGCGTTCATGGCACGAGCGCGTCACCCGTTACCTGTCGCCGACGCACTGCTTCATCGCATGCGGCACTTGGTCCGAGCCGTCCTTGTCGCCGCTACCGCCCAGCGTGCCCACCGTCAATGCGGGCGTCCAATCCGATGCGCCCTATGACGTTCATTACAACCAACTGTCGCTCTGCGCTATGACCGCCGCGATGGCCTATGCGCTCAACCACGCCAAAGAGTGGGACTTGTTGGCGCTGCTCGACACCGACGCGCTCATCGGCGCGGTGGACTTCGACGCCCTCATCCGCGAGTTCCAGCAACGCACAGAAATCATGCTCGCCCAGTCGTGGTGGGACGGCATCGGCGGACCGCTCTACGTCTGGAAGCTCATCGGCGCGATTCGCATGCAGCACCATCGCCTTCGCGCCAACATCATCGCCCGCCCCGACGACGACAAAGCGCCCAAGCCGCTCTTGCCCGAGGAGGAAATGGCCGCTATCTATCGCGGCTTGTGGTGGAATCCGTGGCCCGACCAGCGCACGCTGCGCCAAGACTACGGCGGCATTGACCCGTTTCGCGATAACGCCGCCGTCCTCAAGTGGCCCTTTGTGCGCCTGCCCGACCCCGCCATCGTTGAAGAGTACACGCGCACGCAAACGCCGCTCGCCAAGCCACTTCAGCCTTGATTCTCCACGTGGAACATGCTTCACTTGCCCCATCGCCACGACCTTCATATACGCTCTGAACGACCCGCGCCCCGGTGACACCCATGTCTATATCGGCAAGGCGGATGATCCACAGACGCGCTACTGGGAGCACTCTCGCAAAGTGAACCGCGAGCGCACTTACAAAGCTCACTGGTGGCGCAACCTCAATAGCCAAGGGCTTGCGCCGAAGCTCGAAATCCTCGCACAAGTGCCCTTTGACGAATGGGAGCAACACGAGCGCGAATATATCCGTTGGTATCGCGTGCTTGGCTGGAACGTGTTGAACGCGACCGATGGTGGCGATGGCGGCGCGATGCCAATGACCGCAGAACACCGCGCCAACATTTCCAAGGCGACTAAGGGTAAGTTCAGCGCAGAGCGGCGTGCGGCTATTAGCGCGTGCCACAAGGGCAAAATGGTATCTCTCGAAACGCGGGCTAAGATGAGCGCTTCGGGTGGCAAGCACCTCAAAGGCAAGCGCCAATCGCCCGAGCACATTGCTAAATGTCGCGCTCCTAAAGTGGGCAAGAAGTTCACGGCAGAACACAGCGCTAAGATTGCCGCAGCCCTCAAAGGCAAGCCCAAATCCGATGAGGCACGACGCCAAATGAGCATCGCGGCCAAGCTGCGCCGCCAAAGAGAAAATTTGACTTCGCCCCCGGACAGTGCTTTTGTGCGGTTGTTGCTCTAAGCAGCTTCAAGCCCGACTCAGCAGTTCCTTTGGTCGGCAGGACGCACGAGATAGCGATACCCTCTCAGGCTTGTGACTCTACCTTGAGTCGCTAAACCGGCGAACGCCGACGGAAACGGCCCCCCACGTAAGCTAATCAGCATGAGTTCGCGACTCGGTTCGCGTTTCGTGCGTAACTTGTTGAGTGCAAAGCATATGTGGAACTGCCAGGCTTTTTTTGATTACTTGTTCGATAGAACTCCGCACTGGGACGCTAGGGTTGAGCGTGATTGGTGGCCCAACGACGACGCGTGGGTTGGGCAAGTGGAGATGATGCAGTGGGAGCCGCGCACCGGCACGTCGCACACGTGGGACCGGGTGCATGTTGGCACGCCGGACCTGACGGGATGCTGGGAGGAAGTAAACTTCGAGGACGAGCAGTGCGTGGACAACGCGTGCGATCCGGCGAGCAAAACGGTTAGCTGGGGCAGCACGCGCAAGAGTTACACGTACTCTAGGCAGCGCGTGAAGACGTTGCCGCTGTGCTTCGACCAGATCAACACGCGGGCGCTCGCCGAACAGCAGGTGAGCAGCATCGTGGACGGCCTCAAGGACATCGTGAAGATGTACAAGAGCGACTTCATGCGGCGCAACTCGCTCCAGAAGGCCGACTTCATTTACATCGCCGACGACCGCAACCTGAGCATCGCGATTGACGGCAGCACATTCAACGTGGACTGCACGGAGATTGACCTGGGCAGCGCTGATAACGTGCCGCAGAGCCAGTTGACCATTCCCTATCTGCAACGGCAGTGGGCGCCGCTTCAATACAACGGCTACTTCAAATACAAGTTCGTGCCCAACGGCATGATGAAGCTTATCACCGACCCGATTGTGGCGTGGCAGCTTGAGCAGGGCAACCCAGCGCTCACGGAGAAGTACCGCTTCACGGACTTCACCAAGGGCGGCGAGTTGTTCAAGTACGGCATGAGCACGGCGGTCGGCAACTTCGGCATCGCCTATGACGTGTTCCCTATGCGGTTTAATCACATCGGCGGCGGCGTGCTGCGACGGGTGTTCCCTTACACGAACACGGCGGCGACCATCGGCATCAAGCGCCAGTTCGATCAGGCGTACGAGGAAGCCTGCATTCAGTACAGCCCAATCTGGCATCCGAGCGCGATGATTGCGCTGGTGCCGTCGTTGCGGAGCGTGTCGCCGGAAGCGCCGTTCTTCAACCGCGACCTGTTTGGCAAATGGTACTTCCTTGGCGGCAACCGCGACCGCAGCTTTGTCGCGACCGACCCGTCCACAGGCGACGTTTGCACCATCGACAACACGGCCGGAAACAAGGGGCTGTGGTGGACCGACATGCAGGCGGGCATCAAGTTTGTGCGGCCCGAGCTGGTGCGCGGCATCCTGCACTTGCGCGAGCCTGGGTGTCTGAGTAATTCGCCGCGGTGTACTCCTTGTCCAGACACGTACGCTCCTCAAAACTTTGAGCAGAATCCGTTTTGCCAAGAGCTCACATAATTCATCGTCGGCGCGGGGCGCTTCACAACCGTCCCGTGTCGGCTTCATCTTATGGCTATGCCTATGCCCGAGCCTGACGTTGAGACAGGCGCCGACAGCATCACGATTCCCAAGAGCGTGCTGGGCGACCGCAAGTGCAAGCCCGGCGAGAAGCTGACCTTTACCGTGACGGACGTGGACGAGGACGCGGGCGAAGTTGAAGTCGTGTTCTCGGGCTACGGCGGCGGCGGCGGGGCTGACCGCGGCGGACGCGACCCGGAGATGGACAACTACGCAATGGAAACCTGACCTATGCCACTCACCTGCACAGCAAGCGACATCGCAGAAGCCGCGAAATGCTTCCAAAACTACTGCGTCAACGAGGCGGACCGGCTCGCCATCGCTGTCCTGTTCAAAGCCTACCAGCTAGTGACGGCGGGCGGCACAAACTACACGACCAACTTCGACGCGCTCATTGCCGATTCGGTTGGCATCATCAGCATCGGCCACAACGAAATGTCCGCGGAGGAACTGGCGCTGTTGCAGGACGCGACGGTCGGTGCGCCGGATACCGTGAATGAATTGCTTGCGGCGGTGACCTGCCTGCGATGCCAGCCGCTCAAGGTGCTTCGCAAGGCGCTCCTGTTCTTGCAGTGCGCCATCACGGCGGAGGGCTAAACCGTGGCCGTCATAGACCCACAGGCGGCGATTGACGCAGCGCAGCCGTGGTGCTGCGTGCCAACCGGAGACCTTTGGTATGCGGTCCTCGCCGCTTTAATCGACGTTGGAGAAGGGAATCCCGTGCCTGCTACAAATGAACTCTTGGCTCAGGTCGCGTGCTTGAAATGTGCCGTGCAATCGGGCGACCTGCCGTTGCTGCTCCTCGGTGCGGTGAGTGGCATTACAGGTGGGGGCAGCGGCGGAAGTGGCGTTACGTGCGGTTCCGGCCCTCCTGTCGCAGCGCCGTCAGGAACGTGCGGCATCTACATCGACACCGACGACGGCACGACGTACAAGTACTATCTCGGAGCTTGGCATTAACCCAATGAAACGCCTGTTCGCAGTCATCATCACGGCCCTCGCAGCATTGCCCCTCGTCGCAGCCAACTTCGACAACGCCTTTACGACAAACCGATTCACAAATGCGTTTTATGAAGCGACTACCGGGCGATTGACGTTGGGCACGCCCACAACGGCTGGACCTGCGCTTCTGACGCTGGGTGGGTCGCTGGGCAGAACCAACGGCCTCTACATCGGCACCGGCACAATTGGTAACGGCAACAATCTGCAACTCTGGCAAACCAATGGCGAGAGCTTCCTGTCGTTTGGCAAATCGGTCGGCGCTTATAGCTTCAGCCTCTACGATAACTTTACGCAAGTGCCGTTGCTCAAGTTGCGCGGCAGCGGCATCGCCGACCTGACAGGCAACTGGCGTCCGCTAAATGTCGGGCCGACGAAGCTGGTTACGACCGACGCGAACACCAACTTGGCGGGCGTGGCGATAACGGGCGATTCCAATGTGTTCTTCAACGGCAACGGCGCATTCAGCGCACCACCCGGCAGCGGCATCACGAACTCGGGCACCGGGACGGCAAACACGCTGGCGAAGTGGACCGGGACGAACTCGCTGGACAATTCGACGATTACGAACACCGCCAGCGCCATTGGCTTGGGCAACGGCTCGCTGGCTGGCACCACGCTTTCGGGTAGCTCCGACGTGGTGGCCATTGGCGAGACGGCGCTGCAAACCTCAGCTTTCACGAACAGCTCGTCGATTTTCGTTGTGGGATCGCTCGCGGATGTGGGAGCCAGCAATCTTTTTGGATTCTACGGCTTAGGCATTAGCGGCGGCGGGAACAGCCTGTTTCGAGACTCCAGTCAGCTCGTTTGGCTTGGGGATTCGCTATTCGACAGTACGACCGTGACGAACAGTTCCGATCTGATAGGCGTAGGCCATTCGGTATTCAACTCGGCGGTGATACAGACCGGCACCGACCTATTCGGGATAGGCCATTTCGCCCTTTCAAGCTCGGTCATCACCAACTCACAGGACATTTATGGATTCGGCTACGGGCCTCTGTTTGCCGCCAAAGTCACGAACAGTTCGCAGATTTACGGCTATGGCGATTCGGCCTTGGATCATGCAAAGGTAAGCGCATCGTCCGAAGTTTACGCTTATGGCGACGGGGCGCTGGAGACATCGACTCTGACGAACGTATCGGATATCTACGCCTTCGGCACCAGTGCCGGAAGCGCGTTGAGCCTGAGCGGCAAGTCGCACATCTTCATGCTCGGCAGTGGAGCGCTGGCGACCAACAGCAATGACTACGTGCTCGGCGATTCGGCCTACAATTATTTCTTCCCCGGTGCGGGGGCAACCTTCGCCAACTATGTCCGGCTGTCCGGCAACACCAATCGCTACACAGACAACGGCACGAACCTGATGCGGAATGGCGTGGCGGTTGGCAGCGGCGCAGGCACGGTCACAGGCAGCGGCACGGCAAACACGCTCACTAAGTTCCTGAGCGCATCGGTCATCACCAATTCCATGCTCTACGAGGACGGCACGAACGTCTATCAGAGCGGCACCGGCGCATTCAACCTGCCGCAAGGGACCACAGCACAACGGCCATCCGCCCCCACAAATGGCATGGCCCGGTTCAATACAACGACTGGACGAAGCGAATACTATGCCGGTGCCGCCTGGAACAATCATGTGCGACTCGCGGGCGACGCGATGACTGGGCCGTTAACGAACACTGCAAGCACAGCTGCCGATGTGCCATTCGTCGCTGTGGGCGCTTCAGGGCAGACCAACGATTTGATGCAGTGGATGGCGAGCGCAGGCACGAATTATTCAAAGGTCAACTCGAACGGGCAGTTCCTTCTGCAAAGAGGTAGCCAGACCAATCCTAGCATTGGTTTCCTTGAGGATGCAGACGGCGCTGCCACCGGCTTATTTCGTCAGGCTGCCGATACGATAGGCTTCACTCTCAATGGAACCGAAAGAGTCCGAATTGCGAGTAGCGGCGCGCTGCACACCACGTTCTTCGCCGCGACTTCTGACGGTGCCTATGGGTTTACTTCAAGCACGTCGCTTGGCGGAGGGTACGATACTCAACTGAGTCGTGATGCCGCAGCGGTGTTTCAGATGGGTGCGGACGCAGCGACGCCGGTCAACCAGGCACTCAAGGCGGCAGACGGCTCCGGCACCGACAAGGCAGGCGCGAACTTCACGCTCGAAGGCGGACAGGGCACCGGCACCGGCGCAGGCGGCACGTTCTACATCGCCACATCGAAGGCCCGGACGACAGCGGCGACGGTTAATCCTTACACGAACTGGTTCAGCGTGGATGCCAATGGCGCTGTAGCCGTCAGCAACATCACCGGCACGGCGACGCTGTTGGCCGGGGTCACCTCGTCGAACACGCTCGCGGGCGTCGGCATCGGCACTGGACTGGCCATGAGCGGAACCAATCTCACGGCGACCGGCACGTTCACCGGCATCCTACGCGACTTTTCGATTGAGCCGGGCGCAATGTTTCCGGCTCCAACGGCGGCGACGCTGACGCAGTACACGAACAGCGTGAACGAAACTCTCTCGGATGCGTGGGTGTTCGCCGATGCAGCAACGCAGGCGACACGTTTTGCCATCACGCTGCCGGATGTGTGGAATGTCGGCACCGTAAAGCTCAAGCTCTACGTCACCAGCAGCGGTACCAACGTGGCGACGACCACCAACCTCGTGTGGGGCGTCAAGGCCGGATCGCTCGCGCCATTGGAGGCGTTGACGAATGCGGTATTCGGAACGCAGGTTTTCGTGACGAACGGTCTCGATACCGTAGGCAATGTGATGCAAGTGTTCACGACACCGGCTATCACAGTTGGCGGCAGTCCTGCGGTGGGCGACTCCCTCTGGTTCGACATCTCGCGCCAAGGCAGCAACGGCAGTGATACGTGGACGAATACCGTTTTGCTGCTCAAGGCCAGGCTTCAATACACCGAATCATCGACGGCACCCAGCGCATGGTAACGCGACTTCTTATTCTATTGCTTCTGCCCATCGTGGTCCACGGTCAATGGGCGACTCAGGCCAATCGACGCCGGTTCACCTGCGGTTATCCGGCGAATGTGCCCGGCCTCGTGGCGCTCTGGAAAGCCGAGTCGGTGCCTGCGGTTGACGCTCAGTCCATCGACGTGTGGGTTGATTGCCTGTATCGCAACGAGGCAGCGGCATCGACCACGGCGCGGCCCGCGTATAAGACGGCGATCTTCGGCAACAAACCCGTGGCGCGGTTCGACGGCACCTCGGATACGATGCTCCTTCAAACCACGATCACGCTGCGGACCAACACTGGCTGGAGCGTGATTGCGTGCTGGGCTTACAACAGCGGGGCTGGGACGCGCTACCTCATTGCGCGACCGGCAGTGGGTGCGGGCGGCATACGCATCGACGTGTCGGCAGCGCAACGGTTCATCTTCGACGGCGTGCTGTTTCCGTCCAGCAACCTGCCAGGGGCCACGGGCACAAACCCGCTCATGGGCACGTTCGCTTACACCGGCTCAACGTGCCAGTTCCGTGAGGCGACCAGTTCGCTTGGGAATAACCAAGGCGCACTCGGTCTGAACATCGACATCGCGCAATTCGGCTCACAGAACTCAGCCGCGTTCTTCCTTGGCGACCTCGCGGAGATTATGTTCTACAACCGGGCGTTGACCGATGCGGAGATGGACGGTATGTACCTCAATTACCTGAAGCCGAAGTATTCGATCCCGTGAACGACGAGCAACCTGACTGGAATTGGGCAGACGCAGCCATCGGCATAGTGACCGTTGTGGCAATGATTACGATTGTGGTTGCCGCCGCGATGAAATTTGCTGAGTGGTTGGGCTTGGGAAACATGGCAACATAAACCTTATGAAACGAATCCTTCTTCTACCGGCTCTGTTGCTTGCAGCTGCGACCGTTCAAGCGCAGAGTGTCAGCGTCCGCGTCACGACCAACGACGGGTCGCTGCAAGCCACAAACACGATCAACGTGCCCGCGATTTACGTGTCGGGCTTGCTCGCACAATGGAACGACAACTCGCGGACGCGGACCAACTCCGGGTTGTTGGCGCTGACGTTCAACGCTTACGTGTCGCAGGAGCTTGGCGACAAGAGCGCGGAATGGAACCGACGCGGCGGTCTCGATGCGGCTACGGCGTTCGCGCTGACGCAGGGGCAGACCAACCTCGCAATCCCGAACAAGGTTGGCGATCTGTGGGGTGGTTTCACGCAGACCCAACGCACCAACGTCATCCTGTTCATCTCGACGGTCGGGCCGTTTTGAACCTGCTCGATTACCTTCGGGCAATGCTCTGCTGGTTCATCGGCCATCGCTTTGTCGAGCGCCCTGACGGGATGCGCTTTTGCGTGCGTTGCCGGCGTCATGTGCTGTTGGTGCGCTAAAACCAGCGGTTGACGGCAGCGCAGGCGGGGCGGACACTTGCGGGATGAGCGACACAGTTGAAGTTTATCTCCCAAAGGCATCGCGTCCGGTTTTACTTGATTGCCAAGATTTCTGCGACGTGTGGCAGAAAAACAGATGGACACTACAGAGCAATGGTGGCCTTTTTGCGAACTCCGGCGAATTCAGAAATCATAACATCGCCTTCATTATTCTACGTCCAACGCGGCCATTAGTGGTCGATCATATTAATCGCAATCATACCGACAATTCGACGCTGGAAATCGTCATCGCCGGGGTGGTGGCGGCGGTGGGCATCGGGTGGTCGTATTGGCATCATAAATCGCCCGTGTCGTGACTCGCATGACCCTCAAGAGCGCGTGCCTCATCCTCGACCTCGAAGCGCCTGACGACACGAAGCTGTTGTCCAACGCCGACCGGGACGAGCTGATGACGCAGGCCAAGCGGCAGTATCGCACGCTGCTGAAGCGCGAGCACCCCGACAAGAACGGCCTTGGGAACGCGCACGACCGCACGATTGAACTGAACGCGGCGTATAAGGTGGTCAAATCCCTGACGCGCCGACGACTTACGGTGACGGAGTATTTCGCGACTCTGACGCAGAAGGAGCGGCAGGCGAAGGCGGACAAGAAGCCACGCGAACGGAGCGGACCGCAACCCGTCGGGCAGTATTCGGTGAACGGCACCTTTATTCGCGAATGGCCGTCGATCAAGGACGCTGCGAAAGCCGTGGGCATAGGGCGGCAGTACCTGAATCGCAATGTCTATAACGCAGACCGCATCGTGGCAGGCTACAGATGGAAAGTAATCGCATGAAAACACTTCTCACATTGGCGCTGGCGCTGTGGGCGTTGGCCGCGAGCGCGGCGAACACCAACCTTGTCTGGAACACGAGCGCAGGCGCGGCCAGCTACACGGTTTACTCGTCGGTGGGCACGCCGTCGTTTGCGCCCATCCTGAACCTCACCGGGAACACTGCGTCGGTGCCGGTGAACGCCACGTTGGTCACCCGCTTCTACGTGACGGCGGTGAACACGGTTGGCGAGAGCGGGCCGAGCAACACGGTGACGAATCAGCCGGGGCCGGTGCCGCCGAGCGGTCCGGTCATTACGATGGTCGCGCCGGGCCTCTCGACGACCAACGTGGCCATCGGCCAGAGCGTCAACATCACGGCGCTGATACAAAACACGGGCGACGCGGATTTCGTTGCGATGGACGGGGCACTGACGCTGTTGCCGCCCGGTGCAACGCGCGACAATGGGCCTTACATTCACGTCGTCGTGGTGACGCCGCCGCTGGTCGTTGCGGCCAAGAGTAGCGCCGCGATAAGCGGGACATGGACGGCCTCGACGGGCGTGGCGACGGGCATCTACACGGCGTACATGGTCGTCAAGTCTTCGGCGGGCGTGTGGACGGCAAGTCCATACAGCTACTTCACTGTCACCGCTGCGCCTGCGCCGAGCGTGCCGCCTGCGCCAACCGACCTGCGCATTACGCCCGCGACTCAGACGCGGCTCGACCTGCGCTGGGTGGGCACGATGACGGCCGCGACTGAGGTGGAGCGCAACGAGGAAAACACCAGCTTCAAGCGCGTGGCCACGGTTGCGCCGGGGATACAGAACGTGAGCGACAGCATCCGACGCCGCAGGAACTACGCTTACCGCGTCCGGCAGCGCAACAGCTTGGGCACAGGGCCTTATAGCAACGTCGCCGAGTATGCCGCACCATGATTTCAATGACCGGCACGCAACAGTTTGTGCTCGCGCTGATTCTTGGGCTTGTGGCCGGGATACCGCCTGCCATGACCGCTCTTGTCCTCTATCGGAAGGCGCAAATTCAGGCGCGACGCGACGCCGAACGAACACGGGCGCAGCTGGTCGAGGTGCATCAGATCGTGAACAGCCGCTTGGACCGTGCGCTCAACAGCATGAAGGTGCTGGAGGAGGCGCTGCGGTCGGCGGGCATCAAGATACCGCCGACGCCAACTACGCCGGACCCATGAGCGCGCCCAGCGTCAGGCGGTGGATCGTCAAGTTTCCGCACCTAGCCGCGCGTCCGTTGATGGACCCGGCATTCCCGAAGCAGTACGTCAACCGCATACCGATCATGCGCCTGGAGGAGATGGAACCGCCGAGCGGCTATGCGACGTGGCTGTTGGCGGTCAAACCGGGCGTTGACAGCGCAGCGCGAGGCGCGTAAACCTGCCGCATG